TCACAGCATGGATTCGCGTTGCTGCTCCGCTCGAGATGCGCCGATGGCAGTTTCAACCTGCTTGACCTCTTCAGGGGGAGGCAGGACTGCTGGCATACCCAAGCTCTGGATCCACAACTCGCGGCACCAACCCTTGGTGTGATACAGGTGATGATCTTCATCCTTTTCCACTCGAGCGTGAGCCTCCTTGAGGGCCTTGCCCGTTTCGCCTGTAGCCACCTCGGCGACCTTGCCCAGGAGCTCCCAGTTGGCGTGGTCCTTGGTCTCGGCGTGGACCACGCACTCGCACGCCACGAGTTGCGCAGCGGCTGCACTACCACCTCTGAGAGCCAATTCCATCGCCTTCACCAGCGATGATCCTATGTGCTTCACGACATCACGGGAAGGCGAAGCTTCGTCCGGATTGACCCCCAACAGTTCACATGTAGTGCGCACCACGTTCTGGTGGCTGAGCGTCTCTTCGAGATACTCTTCCCATTCCTTTTTAAGGTCATCGTTCAGGGCACAGGTCAGAGCAGTTCTATACACCTGCTCACCTCCCAGTTCCGTTTCCATCATCTGCAGCAACAGATCTTTGAGCTGAGAATCGTCATATCGTGGTTTAGCCATTTGCATACTCCGATTTACAGTTGCGGTCCGGCGATGGTCGGCCAACCTTGGCGCTTGGCGCGTAAGCAGCCACTGAAGGGTATGTAGTGCTTCTCGAAAGTTACGTGTACGTCCAAGACCGTCAAAGAATGACGGGCGGAGGCACAATGGCTGCATGAGATTCATCGTGCTACTGATCATCGCTGCAGCCCTATTCTACGGAGCGTCTCGGATTTCCCACATACAGATCGGTGAGCGCGCTACAGGCGGCTACGACGGCGCATCAATGACGCCGCAGCAACGCGTCATCCAGGCCGAGAAAGAGGCCCGAGAGGCGGCAGAAGCAGCGCGCGCCGCGGCGATGAGGCAAGCCGAGTAGCACCGACGTCGAAGGAACAAGGCCAGTGATGGGAATCTGAATCGACATCCCGTTATCTGTTACTTCTAATAACACAACAATACAAGGAATTTCAGTAAAAGAAGTCAAATTGCATGCATTAATCCATCCTATTTAAGCAATCAACAACTGGCTCCTAAAATAAGATGAGACTTCTTTCACAAGGAGTAAAAAAAGTGCAATTCAAACATATCGTTTCTGCCGCCGCAATAACTCTTATTACAGGGACTTCTCACGCATGGAATTTGGTTTACTCACATGACGCTAGCGGCACCCCTACGGCAGGGTCGCTGCAGACGCTGCGAACCGCCCTTAATAATGGCTCCAGCTTGAAGGTTCAACTCATATCGCCGAATGTGCAGACGTGGACTCTGTACTGCACTCAGCACGGCGTCAAGGCCGATGCGTCTCAAGCAGTTGTTTGCCTAAGCAATACCAATCTAGGTATGGATGTGCGAGTAGGCTCCAACTTCGGAGTGGTCGGTTTGCCTCCAAGCTCCACTAGCTATGCAGTTAATACGACTGGGCAGTTTGTTGAAACCAACATCAATCACAGCAACGGGGCAGTGGTCAATAGAGCCGTAAGCAATATTTCAATGCAGTGGTTCGTTGACTAAAAGAGGCGTCTATTGCTCGATCGGCCGCGTGCACACCATGAGCGCAGCCATCAGCTGGATCTCGTAGGCCTCGCGCCGCTCGATCTCGGCCAGGGCGGCCTGGGTGAACTGGTCTACTGTGGCGCCAGGGCGCAGCTGCTCGGTGGGCATAACCGGGCGCTCTGGCACCGGCTCGTCGCATGCCACCGGCACGGGCACATTCACGCGCTGCAACTCGACGCGCGTCGGCGGGGTTTGGCAGCCGGCCAGGGCCAGCAGGGAAGCTAGCACCGCGAATTGACGAATTGAGCAATTTGTCAATTTCACGGCTTCGCCCTCCCCTGCAGCCAGTTGTCCACCCGGTGCTGGGCGCTCGCGCAGGCATAGCCGGGCACGGCTGGGGGTTTGGCCAGGATCTCATCGGCGCGCTGCTCGTGCGTCCGCGCCTGGGCAGCGGCGCTGGCTCGCGCGACCTCGCCCTCTTTCTTGCGCCGGTCGGCCAGCTCGCGGAGGTCATCGACTGCATCGCTGCAGGCGGCGGCCAGGTCGCGAGCGCCGTCCCGCTGCTGGGTCATCTCGCCCACGCTGGCCCGCGCGGCTGAAGCGGCGTCGCGCTGGCCCAGGTAGGCCCTGGCCAGCAGCACGTTGCCAAGCAGGCTCACCAGCAGCGCGAGGACAGCGGCCGCGAGCAGTTTCGGTGTGATCCCGGTCACCGCCCACCCCTCCACCAGTACCACCACATTGCGATCCAAATCGGGCTCATGACTGGGCCTCCATGCATGCGGCGTGCCGCGCCTGTTGACGGGTCCAGACGCCGCGGCAAACCTTGTTGCCGGGCGTGCTGCAGTCGTAGCGCCACCGCGTCGGCCGGCCGTCCGCGCCCCACTGGTAGGCGCTGTAGGCCTGCAGGGGCTGAGCGCTGGTCATGAAGCGGTAGGCCAAGTAAGCGTTGCAGGCGCCGGCATAGTCGCCGGCCCGTGTCCTGGCGAGCATCGAGGAGCCGCGCCAGGCCCCGCAGCCGTACTGGCCCGCGAAGTCCACGGCCTGGGCGAATTCGACTGCATGCACCCGCGTGTCGCCCAGCGAATCGCGCACGCAGGCGCCGTACTGCTGCTCCAGCAGGTTGATGGCCAGTTCGCGCGCCCGTTCGCGGGTGATGGGCGGGTCTGCCATGGTCACGCGTGTGCCGTCCTCGTAGCGCGTGGCGCCGTGGCCGATGGTGGGCACGTCGCCGCGAACCGGGATGATCGGATCTGCGCTGAAGCCTTCTGCGGCAATCCAGGCCGCGAGGATGGCGGCACCAATGCCCAAGCCTGCCGCTGGTATGCGGGCCGTGCTCATGGCGCGCCCCAGTCTGTTTCGGGCTCCGGCTTCAGCCCTGCCAAGCGCGCGAGGCGCTGTCGCTGCTGGGCGCGCTGGTAGTCCTGGCGCCACTTCCAGATCAGATAGCCGGCCTGCAGCACGATGAACGCCAGCGAAGCCACCACCAGCCATTCGCTGAGCGGAAGCCCCCAAACCTTGAACACCCCAGTGGCAGCAGCACCTGGCGTGGCGTGTACGGCAGCATTGGCCAGGTCCTGCCGCTGCTCTGCGCTCAGATGCTGGTGGATGCCCATCAGCGCGAGCAGGGATACGAGGTATTTCTTCATGGCCCCGATGATTCCGAGGCCGGGCCGCGCTGGCGAACCCTACACGGGGGCCTACGCGCGCTGCGCTGCTGCCCAGACGAACAGCACGTCTATCTGCTCTGCAGTCAGGCCCAGCACTGCAGCAACCTCCGCCACGGTCTCGCTGTAGCGCAGCCAGTCTTTGGCATCGTTGAGTACTGCGTCTACCCGGTCCAGCAATTCGCCGGGGGGCAAAGCGTCCCGCCACATCAGCACGCGCGCCAGCAGGTTGTCGAACGGCCGAGCATGGTCAGGGCCCAGCAGCACCAGAGCGCCCTGCTCCAACACATGGCGCTTGAGCGCCAGCCGCCCAGCCCAGCGCGGCACTTCAAGCGGTAGGGCAGTTCCTGGCGCTGCAGGCCTCATTCCCACCAACGCTTTAATCCGCAACTGTTCAAATTCAGCGCTGCCCACAGCAACCAATCCGGAATACAGCTCCGGATCAGCATCAATCTCGAAGGCATAGAGCCGATCCGATGAGTCCTTGAAAAGCAGCATCAGCGGTACTCCATGTACTTCGTCACGTTGTGCCCATCCGCAAAGTAGAAATACGTATCTCCCGCCGGAACAATTGCCTGTACCCCGTTTCCGGAGCCGGTGTAATTGACATAACTCACAGCCACCCAATTTCCACGAAGATTTATCGCTAAGCACGCGGTTGCGCCCTCCCCACGCGACGTTCCGATAATGCTCACCAGGATCGGTTTTGAAGTTGTATTCGTGTAGGTGACGCCAGTAGTCCTGCTGGCTGTCACGTCTTGCCAGGACTGGCTTGCACCGAGGATTTGGTCCTGCGACGCAACATCCTTTGCATTCGCCCGTGTGCCGACGTGCTTCATGAGGTCAGCCCGTGATGGTTGCCCGGTACTGGCCCGTGGTCGGCGCCACAGCAAAAGTCAGCTGCACTGTGTTCACCCCGTTGGCGACCCAGTCACACAGCACGCCGGCATTCGTCGCGGTCTCCCGCACGCTGACCACCACGTCCTGGGTGTTGAGGCTGTGGGTCACGGTGATGGTCGTGGCCGTGCCATCGCCCACGGTGGCCGAGGCCTTGCGCGCCACCACGCCGGTATCAACAGCGATGACACCGGCACTGATGCTGATGCCCAGTCCCGCCGTGTAGCTTGCACCGCCACCGACCTGGGCGAACGTCAGCGCCGTGGTGCCGATGGTGATCGGCGCGTCCGTGGTCATCAGCCAGACCTGGTTGCCCTGCGTCGTGCCCTCGGAGACAAAGACCGCGGCGCCCAACACCTCGCTGGCGGCATCGAAGTCTGTGGCCCGTGCCCACGCGCCGGAGGCGGCCAAGTACACGCCGTTGGCAGAGCCCGTGGTCTGGTTCTTCACCAGCACCCGGTCGCCGGCCACGATGGACACGCCGTCAATGGTCTGGGCGCCGGACAGCGTGATGTTGGCCGTGGTGGCGGCACGCGCCGGCTCCTTCCATTTGTAGCCCTGCACTGCCGCGTCGAGCTGGGCCTTGGTGACAGCATCCTGCGGGTTGACCGCGTCGGCCAGGTTGATGACCCGGTTGCCCGAGGCGTCGAGGTTGTTCGTGATCTTCATGGCTGGGCCCTCAGTTGCAATAGGCGCGGCCGGTCAGCGGCACGCTGTGGGTGATCTGGACGATGTCGGCGTCCACGTAGCGGACATCGGGGTAGAGCTGGCCGCCGAGGTTGTCCACGACGGTGATGGAGGGGTAGCGGCCCAGGTTGTGGGCAACGGTCCAGACGGCTGCTGCAGCGCTCTGGATGTGGGTGTAGGTCGCGCCAGCGCCGCCGCCGGGCGGGCCTTGGGGGCCCTGGGGGCCAGGAATGCCCCGCGTCACGACGACAGCGGGCGGCGCCGGCTGCTGCACCACATGGGTCTTGCCGCCCTCGCGCGTCACCACGACCGAGGTCTGCCGCTCGATGACGGCGGCCGAGGATTCGGAAGAGACGACGGTGGTCACCGGGTGCTCTCCGGGTACAGTGCGAAGCGCAGCTCGTACTGCCGCTCCACGTCACCGCTGGGGCGCGTGACCTCGATCTGGCCGATGCAGGAAGTCCAGCCGGGCGCAACGGGGCCGTACAGAAAGGCGGCGGTCTGTTCTGCAGTCATCAGCAGGCGCAGCCAGACCCCGTCCAGTTCGATCCCGCCGTTCGCAGTGCTCAACTCCAGCAGCACCTCCGGGTCACCGATCTCGCGCCGCAGCTGCATGCGGGCCGTGCAGCCGGTGTAGTCCTCGGGCACCTTGTCGGCGTCCGGCACCGGATCGCCGCTGCACGCCTTCACCAGCACGTCGCACTCCTCGCGCACCGGGTAGGCCACGCTGTAGCGCTCCAGGGCGGTGCGGAAGGTCGCGCCCTGGTAGATGGTGAAGTCGAGGCAGGCCGGGGTTGTCATGCCCCGCAGTGTTCCCGGCAGGGCTGCTGGAGGCGAACCCTAGCCGGGGGCGGTCAGCCGTCGCTGCTCTTGATGGCCACGGAGTTCAAGCCGGCCATGGCCTGGCCCGCGACTTGGCTGTGCGTGTTGGCGTTGGCGGCGGCCAGTTGCGTGATGGCCGCCTGCATGCTCTGCATGCTGGACTGCTGCACGGTCTGGGCACGCATGCGCGCATCGGCGTAGCTCACGTTCACATCCGCCTTGGAGCGGTAGAAGGTGGCTGCCATCTGCGCGTAGCTGACGGCCGCGGACGTCTGGGCCTGGTAGGCCATGAGCTTCTGGCGGTCGCCTTCGAGCTGCGTGCGCGCCAGTTCGCCACGTGCGGCCACGATCTGCCCGTACTCGCGCAGCGCCATCTCGTGCACACGCGCCCGGGAATCGTTGGTGATCGCGGCGGCCCGCACCACCTCGACCTTGGCGTCGATGCCGGCACGATAGGTCTGGATGGCCTGGCCGTCTGCCCGAACCTGGGCATCGTACACGCGCACCTGCAGCTCCTGGCCCTCCAGCGCGGCGCGGTAGCCGGTCCACTCGGTAGCCTTGGACTGGACCTCGGTGGCCCGGGTCTGCACCTGGGCCTGGAACAGTTCCAGCTTGAGCTTCTCCAGCCCGGCCCTGCTGACGATGGCATCAATGCGCGCACGGTAGACGTTCGCCAGGGACTGCAGCGACTCCATGCGGGCACGGTAGACGTTGACCTTGGCCATGTCCACCTGGGTCAGCGCCTGCAGGGCATCGACTTCGGCCTTGTACAGATCGATGGCCGCCATCGCGCCCCTAAGCCGCACCTCGTACAGCGCGACCTGCGCACGCCAGGCCTCCAACTTGGCGCCAAAGGCCTTGACCGCGATGTTGTAGGCCTCCACGGCCATGCCCACCACGGCCTTGGCGTGCTCCAGCGCCTGCCCGTTGATCTGCACCAAGTTACCGTGGTAGCTGAGCATGGCTGCGAGCACGGACTGGCGCAGGTTCAGCGAGGTGCTGATGGCGAACTGCAGGTTGGCCTGCTCCATCTCGGCCTGCTTCACTACCAATTCGATGTTGGCGCGGGCCACGTTGTCGGCAGCGGCCTGGCGGGCCTTGGCAGTCGCTGACAGCAGCGCGCCCGGTGGCAGCGTGTAACCCCTGTCTGCAGCGTCGGCCCAAGCGGCATCGCGCGCGCGCCGGTACTCGCCGAGGTTCCGATCCTTGGCCCGCTCCATCACCGCGCGCTCGACATCCCCGCTGAAACCGGAACCACCGGCCATCAGCTGGGACAGGCGCAGCTCCATGGTCTCCATGCTGGAGTGGTAGCGCGGGCAGTACCTGGCCAGCATGGCGTCCAGCTGGCCGTCCAGCACAGACATCATCGCGGCGCTGGCCCCGCGCTGCGTGGTCTCCAGCTGCACCGCCAGATCCGTGGGCTCCTCGGCGTCGAACACGGGCGCAGCAGAATCAAACACCGGCAGCACGATGGTGGGCTTGTCAGGTGCGGCCCGGTCCTGGATCTGCGGCTCGGGGATCAGTGGGTTGATGAGCTGGTCAGGCGGGTCCGGGAACTCATAGCTCGTGTTGATCGAGGGCGCAGAGATGGAGAAGTCCGCCAGCGCCGCTGGTGCGGAGGGCATCGTGATGGTGGGCACCATCGCCGTAGCCGCCGGCAGTCCGCTGATGTCGATGGGGCCGATATCTTGGAACTGCGGCGCCGCGCCCGGCGCCTGGGGCAGTTGGAAATCCACCCCCGCAAACTCCGGTACCTGCTGCAGCACGGGTGGCTCCAGCGGCTGATCGATGGGATCCAACTGCGGGTCAGGCTGCAGGTAGCCGATGCCCGTGATCATGTTGCTCACGTCCTGCAGCGCCTGGCGCGAGTCCGCCAGCACTTCGGCCGCAAAGCCGCGCTGGTCGTCGATGATTTCTTCTACAGATGCCATGGTCAGATCCTCCGTGTCTTGTTCACGACCTCGGCCTCGAGGTCGTCAATGGTCAGCGCGCCCCGGCCCGATAGCTCCAGGGCGTAGTACCGGGCGTCCAGCCCCCTGCCGAACTTCTGGCGGTAGTTCTGGGCGCTGGAGCCGCGCGGGGTGTCGTAGGGGTAGCGCTCCTGGCACTTCTCGCCCACGGCCACGGTGAAGCGACTGCAGGGCGGCATGCGGCCGCCGACGTAGCAGCTGATCCACGCCTTGCGCTGCGCGCTGCCGAAGTCCGTTGTGCCGGTGTGCAGGTGCCACGCGATGGGCTGGCCGGCGTCCGTATCGCCACCGAGGAAGTACAGGCCATTGGCGGCCATGGCCACGTAGCGCCCGCGCCAGCGCACGACCCGGATGAACGGGAAAGCCGTGTAGCGCGTTACCTCGTTGCCGCCGGTCTCCAGGCTGGTGCGCAGGTTGATCGCATATGCCTCGTGCACCACTGGCACCTCGGCCGTGGCCACCAAGAAGGCGCGCGCGGCAGGCGCCACGAGCACGATGTCAGCCCAGCCGCCGGCAATCGCCGCAGGCGCAATCAGGTCAAAGCTGGCCGTGGCCTCGCCATGAGCCTCCAGCTTTGCCACGGGCATGGGGCACACGAGATGGATCTGCGCCAGCCCTTCGGTGGTGGCCTCCAGGCTCACAACGGCGGCCGGGGCCAGCAACTCGATGCGGGCGCCTCCCACGAAATCGACGCGCGCCGCCGGCGCCATGAGCGCGATCTGCGCCAGGCCCTCCACCGTCGCTTCGAGCAGGACCTGCGGCACGGGGCAAACCAGCTCAATACGCGCGAGTTCGCTGACCGTGGCCTGCAGGCTCACGACGGGGGAAGGCGCAACGAGAGCGATCTGAGTGCCGCCAACCAACAGCGCTGTTGCCGCAGGGGCGACCAGCTCTAAGCGGTTCGCCGCGTCAGATCCTGTCAGCGCCACGCGCGCGGCAGGCGCCACCAGCTCGACACGAGCCCCAGCATGCAATTCGGCTCGGGCCACCGGTGCGATCAGGTCGAACCGCGCGAGCCCTTCGACTGTGGCCACCATCTCCAGCACCGGGGTGGGGCAAACGAGCTCGATCTCGTTCAGGATCTCTTCTGCGTAATCCGACGCAAAAGCGGCACGGTGCCAGTCCTCAGTGATGTCCATGCCCTGCCAGAGCCCAGGGACCAGCGGCAACAGGACTGCCACCCGCGCTGGCCGCGGAAAGTCACCCACTTCATCCGGTGCCTCCCAGTGGCACCAGACCATGTATTGGGTAGCAGGGTCCGGGATCAGCCCGCCAAGATCGTACCGGTCTGGGTCCGCCTGCAACGAAGCGCCCGTTTCGTTGATCTTGTAATAGAAGCGCCGCACGCGCTCGGGCGGCTGCTTGATATGCCGGAGCGCCAGTGGGTCCAGGTCGTAGTAGCCCTCGTATGCGGGATTATTGATGTCAGGCTCGGGGCGATATCCAAAGCGCAGACCCAGATAATCCTGCAGGGAGGCCTTGTAGAGAGCAACCCCCGAATAGACAGCGGTGCCATCGTCATACACCTCATAGACGTGCACCTGCGCCTGCCAGGTCTCTGGGTCGCCTGGTGGCGAGTAATAGTTCTCCTCGCGGCTGAGGTACGCGTATCCGGCAAGTTCGGCCATGGCTGTGCTCAGAGAAGGTGGACGGGATCGAGCCGGAAACCGGCCTCCTCGCCCAGCGTGAATTTGTCGGGACCGGGAGTGATGACCTTGCCCTTGCGCTGCATGGCAATCAGAGGTTCGCGGTCAGGCGCCCCGGTCAGGGCCAAGTCGTCATAGAACGTCGAAAGAGGCGGCTCACGGTGCACTGCGCCCGCGGGCGACGCGCAAATTACGAACTCACCCGGCCGGCGCACCGCGACGCTGCGGTAGTGCATCGTGTCCGTGCTCATGTTCGGTGGCGGTAGCCTCACGTGCCCTGTGAAAATGTCGCGTCCAAACAAATAACCCTGGCACCGCGCCTGCAGCCTCACCGAATAGGGCACGAGGTCGGTCCCGTTGAAGGGCTGCGTGTACTGCGCCGTCACCGCCGCCAGTGCACCCCAGCGCCCATCGATGTCTCGCAGGCTCAGCGTCTGCCGGCTGGAGTTCGAAGACTCAGTGGTGCTCACCGTTGCAGGTGGAGGATTCGGTGCAGGGTATGCCTGGGAATATGAATACGCCCATTGCCGAGTCCGAGTCACATCGTTGAAGTCGCTGGCGAGTTCAAGCGACATCAGCGCTTGCCCGTTGACCGTGATGGTCTCGGTGGTCTTGCTTGTGGAGCCTGCGCTGTAAACGTTGCTGAAAGATCCACTACCGGTGTAATGCTCCACCACCGGAAACACGCTGCCGTTGTAATAGTGCGTGTACTGGAATTGGCTCTTTTCCACTTCCTCGGCATAGCTCAGCGATTCGGAAAAGCGGACGCGTTCAACCAGCAGTTCCGTCCCATCAGGGGCCATATCCAGCCCCAGGATGTGAACGACACGCTCAGTGGTCCTGGTGCGCGAGTACCCCGAAGAACTGCTGTTGGACCGCGCGAAGGTGTTGTATTCGTCGATCGGGTAGTTCTCAGCATCGTGGAAGTCGTTGGCCAAGCTCCCTGGAAAATAGGATGAATCGGCAGGGTTGTGTCGTTGCTCGTTGACGCTGGTGAAGGGCTCATCGGGCGTGGAGACCAGCAGCCCCAATTCAAACTGGGCACCCAAATCACCATTGCTGTCACGGGCCAGCGTGCCACGCAGCGCATACCGAGGCTTCCCGAAACTGACCACCTCCACGCCGCCCACGACTTCGCGTGTCAGCGTCTCCAGCATCGTGATGCAGTGAGTGCCGATCCCGTCAAAGAAGAACGGCTGCGTGATCGCCAGCTCCATGTCGGCGGGCACTTCCCAGCGTGCGAACTCTTCGGTGTGCGCTAGGCCGTCGTCGTCCTTGATCTTGGGGTCCACACGATAGAGCAACACCTGCTGATCCCCGATGGTGCCGCTGGCCCCGGCCTCGTAGGCAGCGTGGACCAAATACTTCGCCGTGCTGCCCTGGGGCAGAGAGGCCTTGAAGATGGCGCAACCGCTCAGCTCACGGGCCACCTTGATGCGTGCACCGTTGCGGAAGATCTCCGCCTTGGCGCCGCTGCCTGCATGCTGGGCTCCCGTGATTGCATACCGGAAGCCGTTGCCGTGGTCATAGGTCAGCACATCCTTGTGGTCGTCGCTGATCCAGTCGTGAGGCCCCGCCTGCAGGTCCACGTTCTCCTTGCGGCGTAGCCCTTTGTCCGAGGCATTCAGAGTCATGGCACACAAGGGAGAGATCTCCTGACCATCCCTCTGGTGCACGCCCAGGCCATGGTCCAGGCTCGTCGGCCAAACCAGATAGTCCCAGCGCCCGCCCTGGATCTCGATCCATGCGTCATCGCCAGCGATGGTCACGCTCACCAGCATATCCAGCAGCTCGTAGCGCTGCGTGATGTGGCGAAACCCTGCTGCCCGCAGGGTGCTCACGCGCCCCCGCGCGAAGGGCAGCAGCTTGGCCTCTTCGGCGCCGCCCAGTAGCAGGTGTTCGCGCTCCGTCCCCATGGCCTGCCCGCCCTCGCCCTACTGCGCCGGAATCATGTACGAGAACGAATCGATGGTGATGGGCTGGCCAACCACCACAGTGAGCGTCGAGAACTTGCCTTCGCCTGAACCCACTGCCGCAGCGCCGTCAACGCGGGGAAGCAGCACCGATGCGGAGCCATCGTCTGCTCCGTTGCCGACGAACCGGAACCAGCCGATGGTGCCGGCGGCCAGGCCGGTGAACTTCCAGACCGCCGATGCCGGCTTGAGCACGCCGCCATTGGCCGGCGTGTCCAGGACCAGGCCATTCGTGGGCGAACCCGCAACCCAGGGGTCACCGTTCAACGTGGCACGGCCAAGCAGCGTCCCCGTGGGAGCTGCATCAGCGGTGACGGGCTGCGGTCCGCTGTAGACCAGGATGCAGCCGCCATTGAGCGCGCCGGCAAAGCCCGTGGTGCCAGCCTGCGCATTGCGCAGGGCCGTGGAGAGTTTGAGAGTCATGGCGATACCTCGCGTCGTTGGTTGAAAGGAGTGCCGCCCGCGTGCAGGCAGCTGATGAAACGGACCTGGCCTTCCAGCTCGAGCACGGCCGCGCCAGCCTGCAGGCCGGGCGCCACGCTCACGCGCGAGGCGGTCAGGTTGGTGAATTCGGGGAACTGGCACAACCCGCGCTGCGACCAGATGAGCGTCCGTTTGCCGTCCAGCGCCCACGGCAGGCCCGGCACCGTGCCGTAGCTGGCCAGCAGGACCAGGCCTTCGGACGTGTAGGCATGCATTGCGCGGTCGGTGGCCACCACCAGGCCGGCGTCGTTCGGTGCCAGGGCGTGCACGCGGCCGGGCACCATGAAGAAGCCCTCGGAGAGATCCCAGAGGTGCGGCGCCAGGGGTACGCTGCGCCAGACTGCGGTCTTGTCGTCCTCGGGCAAGTACTGGGCGGCATAGATGCGGCCGCGCCACTCGGCGATCACGTCCACGCCCTCGGGCAGCGGGTCCAGCCCATCGGTCAGCAGCTCCTGGCCCAGCGCCTCGGGCGGCTGCGCCCAGACAGCAGCAGGACCAGCAGCACCAAAGGCCAACTGAAATGCGGTGCTGTCGGCCGGTGCCACGTAGACGCGCGTCACGCAGCCGGGCAGCTGCTCAATGCCGCTGATCCGCAGCGCAGCGCCCTGCTCCACCACGACCTCGGCCGCCGTGCTGGCCGGCGTCTCCCGACCATCCGCCAGGATGAATGTGGCGCAGACGCGGTACTGGCCCGCCGGCAACTGCCCGCCCTCGCCCACCAGCACGCGCGGCTCGGCCGGCACAGGCAGGCGCCAGGGCAGCACATCACCTTCCCCAGGGATGATCCCGGCCGCGTCACCGGCCACATACAGCACCTGGTCGTTGATCTCGGTCCAGTACGCATCGCGGCCCAGGCCCAGCGCCAGGGGGCGCACGGTCATGTCGTCCAGCACCTGCCGCAGCTCGCCGCCGTCGACCACATACAGCCGGCTGAAATCGCGGGTGGAATACAGGCCCGTTGGCGTGCATGCCATCGCCAGCGTGCGGCCGACACGAACCTGCACCCCGCCCGACTCCGTCACATCGACGTTGTCAGCACGGGTGAACCACGACAGGCCGAGCCGCAGCGGGTCGGTGACGTTGTTCAGGCCTTGGAAGGAGCGAATTGCTGGCATGCCCCGACTTTGCCGAGCCGCTCTGAATGCGTCGAACCCTAGCCGGGGCACACGCTCCGCGAAAGTGTGCAACCAATTACATTGCCATTCCCCAATAGTTAGCAAAGTAATAGTTTGCTCAATAACAAAAAAAGCCATTACACATTCCCACATGCAATAGCACAATTCTTAAATTTCAAGGCGAAACTCTATTAGCATGCATGGCTTCACACACTGGAGGAGTAGTTGCAAATGAAATCATTCAAGATGGTGGCTGCATCAATTGGTGCGGCTGCCGCAATGTTCTCAGCAGGAGCATTCGCACAAAGCCCAGGCGTGCTGCTGCCTATCTCCATCACAAACGCTTCCGGCAACGTTGCCGACATGACGAAAGCGGCGGATGGAAATCCCAATACGATTTGGAACGCCGGCGCGGGACCCACTCAGTGGATAGATATTGACCTGGGCTCCGAGAGAATGTTCTCTACTCTACGGATGCTTCCTTCCCAAAATCCAGCAGGTAGCACAACCCACCATATTTGGGGAAGAAATGATGCTGGACAATGGTTTAATTTCGGCGGATTCTCCGGATATACCCAAGACAATAATTGGATTGAGTTTAACAATCTGCAGGAAATACCTGTAAGGACAATTATTCTTGAAACTACAAGCTCTCCATCGTGGGTGGCTTGGAGAGAATTCCAGGTTCTTGATGGTGGCGAGCTTCGAGAAAGTTGCTACTCAAACGACTACAACCAAGGATGGGTTCTTTACTCAGCAACCCGCCCTGGAAATAAGTGTGGGCACACCCAAGGACAATTTTTGTATAAATTCCGAAACGTGAGCCAGCAGAGGACTGGCACTCGTGTAAACGCATGCGCCCTAGCATATACCGAGGGATGGAGTATTGTCCCAGGTAGCACTGCTAACGCGAATGGTCGTTGCTCCGGATTCCAATTCGATAGGCTGTATTTGTTGCAGCGCGACTAGCTCATCCACAGAAGAAAATTTGACTCTCCGCACTGATCGTCTACCTAAGTTAATGGACTGACGCACGGCATCATCTTCTGGCTGCTCTTGATCGCAGCCTCCTCTTCTTCAAGCTGACCACGCCCGCCGAGCGCCACCCGATCATCGAGATCTACTGGCTGACCATCGAGTGGATCGACAGTGTGGACTTCAGGCACGAGCGTGATCAGCCCACGCTCGCATTTGCTGACGCAGAGCCTTGGGCGATGTGTCCGCGATCCGATCTGTGCGATCCTTGTTCATCTCGCGCACGCGCTTCATCACGTCGGGGATTTTGACCACGATGGGCTGCTCGGGGTTGTTCTTGTTCCAATCGGCCAGCCGGTCGCGCACGCGATGCAGGCCGGCTTCATCCTTCTCGAAGACAGCCTGGGACCATTGCGCCTTGATGTCCGAAGAGGTCTGGATATAGAAGCTCTTGGACCGCTGCATGAAGCTGTTGGCTTCTTGGACCTCGGCCACACTCTTGGGCTGGAAGCCGATGGCTTTGGCCACCGCCTCTGCCAGCGTGGTGTCGATCACCTTGTAGCCCTTCTGGTCGCGGTACATGCCTGTGGCGACCATATCTAGGCCCTTCGCCGCGTTGCGCACCGCCGTGGGCGACACCTCCAGGGCCGCGCCCGCCACGTCACCCGTCAGCACCTTGCGGCCGGCAGTGAAACCGCGCGCGACAAGGTCGCCTGCAGGGCCAACCACCTCCAGCAGATCGCGCTCGCGCGACTGCTTGGTCAGGAACAGTCCAGTGCCGGGGATCAGGTTGCCCATGCCCAGGCGCCCGGACACATCGATGGGCGCGCCCGGCAGGCCCGACAGGCCCTGCTCCATGAACTCGCCCAGTTCCTTGCCCACGATCCCCGCCAGCGCCTGCTTGCGCCATTGCTTGCTGCTGATGTTGTAGCCCATCAGCTGGCCCGCGCCGTCGATCAGGTCCTCCACATCCTCGGCGAAGGGCACGCCGCCGGCACCGCCCATCAGCAGCAGCATGGCCAGGGCCCAGCCCACGGCACGCTTTCCGTCGGGGCCGCCCTGCTTCCACATGCGCTGCATCAGCTCCAGGTAGCTGACGGAATAAGTCTTGAAGGTGAACAGCGTGCCGCCCACGGCGCCGCGCGCCCACTGGGGTTTGTTGGCCTTCGAGTAGACGAACTGGGTCTCCAGCACCGCCTTGCGCGCGAAGGCGCCGGGATCGGGCATGCCCTGGGCCTTGGCGATCCGGAATGCGGCGATGAAGGTGGAGCGGCGGTTGAACTGTTCGGCTAGAGCGAAGGGCTGGCTCCATGCCACCTTGGCGCGCTCCCAGGCATTGCCCGCCGCTGCGCGCGCATCGCCGGCCCGCGTGCCGTCGCCCGAGCGCAGGCCTCCCGCGCCGCGCGCCTGGGCCATCAGCTGGTGCACCTCCTGGGGCGAGACCACGCCGTCGTCTTCGGCCGATTTCAGAGCGTGGGCCAGGTCCGTCTCGTACTTCATGCCGCGCGTGCCCATGTCCTTGAGTGCCCGGGTCATCTGGCCGCTGGCCGCGCGAATGCCGCCGAACTGGCTGAGCCATGGCAGCGTGACCGCAAAGGGCTGGGTCATGTTCACGAAGGCCGAGGCAAGGGAGCCGCCCAGGTACTGCGCGAACAGCATGCCGCGCACAGCCTGGCCCTCCTCCTGCGGATCGCGGATGTAGCTGCGCAGACCCATGGCCAGGTCCTTCAGCTCGCCCTGGTCTTTGGGAATGTCGTTGATCGCCCGGTCCATCGTGCCCGCGTTCAGGCCCGCCGCGCCCTGACGTGCATTGCTGTAGACGAAGTTGGCCACCACGCGGCCCACGTCCTGGCTGTATCCCTCGATGCCCTTGCGCTGGATCAGGCGCTTCAAGGCGCTGTGGTTGTTCTTGGTCAGCTTCAGGTATTCGTCGTAGACCTTGCGCGTGGCCGCGTCGGCCTCCTTGCCCACCACCATGTCCTTGAAGATCTCCAGGGTCTCGGGCGTTATGCCGGCGAACAGCTTGAAAGACTGCTGGCTCATCGTGCCCTGGGTGATCACGGCGCCGGGGAAGGCCTGGGCCATCTGGATCTTGGCCAGGTTGGCATCCTTCATGGTCTCGTACAGGCCGAAATACTGCCGGTTGCCATCCTGATCCACCACGTCCAGCGTGAAGCGGCCGAAGCGCGACAGAGGCGCATACCCAGCGTCCTGCAGGTCCTTGGCCGTGGCCGCACGGTCCACCACCAGGTTGTTCAACTGCAGCAGCCGGTCGGCCAGCTCCGGCTTGGCCTTGGCATCGTGCTGCAGCGTGGTGGTCAGCAGCTCCAGGGCGTCCGACAGCTTGGGGGCATCCAGCACCATGTCGCGCATCGGGGCGTACTCGTCGCCCAGGGCGCGCATCATGTCCGCCCGAGCGGTCATGTCGATGGAGCGGTCGATGGCCGCCCGGGCCTCGCGGTACAGCGCGACCTGGTTGGACGTCGCGCCGAACATCGTCTGCAGCTCAGCATCGGTCCAGACCGTGCCGGCCTTCAGCATCTTGCTGTCGAAGCGGGAATTCACGTTGGCCTCGTACTGGGCCAGCTGCAGGCCGCGCCAGGCGCCCAGCATGCGGTCATCCAGCCGCCCGGCGCGCAGCAGCAGCTGGGCCTTGTCGTCTGCGGGCAGGTTGCCGTACTTCTTGGCCAGTTCGTCCACAAGCACCGCCTTGCCGTCCACGTCCCGGCCCCACAGGAGCGTGCCTTCAAACAGCGGCTTCGCCACGGCCTTGTTGTCGGCCGCCGATACGGGGGTCTTGCGGTTCTTGCCCACCAGGTCGCCGATGGTGTCCACGCGCGGCAGCAGGCGCGGCGCGCGGTCGGCCGCATCGTTGGCCAGCATAGACACGTCATCGATGTTCTGCTGCGCAGTCTCGTAGACGGGCTTGAAGGCTGGCACGCGCTCGGCAAGGTGCCGCATGGTGCCGATGGTCTTGTCCCAGACAGAGATCTTGCCCGGGTGGGACATCGTCTTCTGGAGCTGGTCCAGAGCGCTGTTTTTGATCTCCGAAAGCCGCGAGCGGCTGAAGCTCACCTCGTCGTCGGCATCGCCTTGGCGAGGATTGCCTTGATCTGCGCGCTCGCTTCCGCGTCGTCCTTCTTCAGCGATTCGATCTCGGAGTCGCTCAGCCGGTTCGAATCGTGCAAGGTATCGCGCCTCAGACTCGGTGAGCGCGTCGAAGCCGTAGCCTGTGGCTGCACGGAATTGGACTTCGAGGTCACCATGTTTTTGCCGGAGAGTTGCGAGAATTTCAGGAGAGGGCTGGATTTTTGCACTGTACTGCTTGCCGGTCAACGCAACCACGCCCACCACGTTGCCACCGCCCTCGCGGATGTGGCTGGCCAGGGCCGCGAACGTGCCACCCTGGGTGAGAGTGTCATCCACCAGCAGGTAGTCGCCAGGCTCCACGGCGCCCGCGAAATCGACAGGCGCGAAGATGCGGTCAAGCCCATCCAAGCCGGTGCGACGCGCGCGGTTCGCCTGCACAATGCCTGTCGCCGTTTCCAGGCCCAGGCGCGCTGCCAGAACTTCGGCCACGGCGCGCGGGATCTTGTTGCGCCCCGAGACCTCTTCAGCCGCCACCGGCAAAACGCGCGGGCGGTCGCCACCCAGTGCAGCAGCGACCTTCGCCACCATCTCGGGTGTGACGAGGTCCACAGCCAGCCGTGTGGCCGCTGCGACATCCCCACCCTTCGCCGCCGCGTAGTCCGGGTGCTTCGATGCGCTGCCCAGCGTGCTGCCAATGATTGCGTCAGGCGTGATGGACGGCGAGTCGGAGCGGCTGAACACAGGCTCGACGCGGTCGGACACGGCGCGCTGCCCGCGCTCCACGAAATCGCGCGCCGGCAGGATGTAGCCCTGGATGATGTCGGCATCCGAGAGCTTGAGGCCCTTGAACCCAGGCACGTTGGCCCGCATCCAGTTGCGGATGGCGGCCACGGCGCGGCGCACGAAATGCAGCTGCGGCGTCATCTCGGCCATCTCGGCCAGCACTTCCTCTGTCGCGTGGCCCCGGCTCAGGTCCGTGACGCCACGCAGGCCGTATTCCTTGATCTTGGCCGCAACCTCTGCCTGGCGCATGGTGGCCACCTGGTTGAGGATCTTGTTCAGCTCCGGCCCAAACATGCCGCGCAGGCCATGGTGGCCCAGCACCTCGTGGTGCAGCACGCGGGCCGCGTCGGCGGGCGTGTTCAGCTTGCTGGCCAGCAGGTAGGCGCGACCTTTCCAGTAGAAGCCCTCGGGCGCGCCACTGGCGCCGCCGCTGCGCTGGCGCAAATCCGCGCGCCGCGCCGCCTCGGGCACTGCCGGATCGTTCATGTCGAAGGCCACCACGACTTCCGGCCCATTGCTCCAACCCTTGCGGATGGCATCCACCGTCTCACGCACCTGGCCCACGGCCCGGGCCCGCGCCGCATCGGAAAACGCCGCCGGCTCGGGCCGCATGATGCGCAGCAGGTTGGCCATCTGTTCATCGGTCAGGCCCTGGGCATCTGCCTCGCCGCGTCGGAATGGGAGTTCCTCGGCGCGCTCCACCGGGCCGGCCTTCAATTCGCGCGCGCTGGGCGGCGTGGCATGGGTGCGCTCGCGCACGCCCGGCACATCCTCCCAGCCAGAGCCCTGCTTCTCCACCTGGCGCACCGTCACGCTCCACGCGCCATCGGCGTTGGCCGGCGTGTACGAGACCACGCGGACATGGCTATCCCCGTAGCCCTTCACGATGTTGCCCGGGGTGAAGTAGTCGGAGCGGTCGGCCTCTTCGGCCGCGGCCTTTTTAGCCAGGACCCCGCGAGGCCGCTTGGGCGTGACGTCAGCAGGCTCGCTGCCGTTCTGTCCACGCTCGGCACGCACCTTGTCCACCAGATCACGCACGCGCTGGCGCGATTCGGGCACGCTTTCACCTTTGCGGCGAAGCAACCCAGCCAAGTCGAACTTGTTGTCCACCAGGGGCGCGCCATCGGTGGGCTCCAGCATCACACTGCTGGGGTATCCCGCACGGTCTTTGTTCACGCCGACCAAGGTCGTGCCTTTGGAAAATTCCGAACGGTCGCCTTTTTTCCAATCCAGAACCCGACCCACCAGCGCAAGATCCTTGGCCAACCGTGCAGCGTCCTTTTCCTGGCGTGCAGTGGCGGCGGCCTCCCTCGCAGCCTGTACTTCAGCGGGCGTGCGGGCGGCCAGCGCCGCCTCGCGGGATCGGCCAGCTGCTGCAGACACCCAGGACGCAAAGCGTTCCATGGCCCGATCCAGGCTGTTGTTCCGGCTTCCGGCCTGCTTGGAGTTCAGGCCGCTGCGGCCTGCCACGAAGCCGCTGTACGTGCCGGCGCGCACGCCCATCAGCATGCGGTACTGCTGCAAATACTCCTGTCGCAGCTGCTGCATTTCGGATTCCACAGCCGCCCGCTGGGCTTCGGTCTTGGCCACGGACATGCCATCGTCGCGCTGGCTGTTCAGGAAGGTTTCGAAGGCCGCTCGGTCGCTTTTTGACCGGGTGTTGCCCTGATGCGAAATGCCAGAGTAGCTGGCGGCTGCCTCCTGCAGGGGGAATTCGTCGCCGGAAGCGGCTGACACAGAGGCGGCCTGGTCCTGCAGAGCAGGTGCTGCAGCAGCATCGGGCAAGGCAGCGGCCAGTTTCTCGCGCACCGTGGGCGCAAGATCAGCCCATGCCCGCGTGTGGGCGCCCGCCCGCGCCGGAGCGCTCAACCCCTTCGCTGCCTTGGCCACAGCCTGGCGCTCGGCCGCCGGCATGCTGGTCCAGCGCTCGCTCGCGGCCAGCAGTTGCGCGCGCCGCGCGTCGCTCCCTTCCTTTGCCATGACCACGGCCTGCTGCTGGCCCGCCGTGGGCGCTGGCGCAGCAGCAGGGGCTACGCCGGCAGCCTGTTCGCTGGCGCCACTTCGGCCAGGTACAGCAGATTGCACGCCGGCAGCAGGCTGTCCGGCAACGCCACCTCGCGGCCCAGCAGGCTGAGCATCTGGCGCGCGTCCTGCCGGCTCACCGCCCCCAGCCGCCGCAGCAGCCTCAGTGCCTGCTGCGCGTTCATCTGCCATCCGTACTGCAGGTGCGGGTGAATCATTGGTTGCTCCTTGCGGCGCAATGGCGTCCGCGATCTTGCGTTGCAGGTCCACATTCAGCCGCTCCCACGTGGCGCCGGGGAGCGCCTTGCGGATGACCGGCTTCAGGCCCTCAAGCCGTCCGGCCAAGGCCTTGCGCTCTGCGGCGGGCATGCTGGCCCAGGCCGCGCGCCCGGCGTCGATGCGCTGGGCAGGGGTTTGGGTCGGCGCTTGAGCCTGCGGGCTTGGCGCTGCACCTGCTTGCGCGCCATCGTGCTGAGACGAGGTGGTGCCATCGGTCAGCTCCTGCGCAGCTGCAGAACCTGCAACCGGCGCTCCTTGCGCTCCTGCTGCCGGCGAAGATTCCGCGCGCGGCGGCTGGGCTTGATCGGCTTGTGTGCCATCGATGCTTCCTTGCTGGAGGGTGGATGTGGGAGCAGGCGCGGCGGCTCCGGCCTGCTGCTCGCGCTCGCCGCGGCGCCGTGCCAGCTCGCGCGCCAGCTGCAGGCGCACGTTCTTCGCCTGGGCAGATCGGAATCCGTTGGACAGGTCCTCATCCGTCCAAGTGGCCAGGGCGCCACCCTCGATCTCGCCTGTTGCGGGGTCTGCGGTGACCTGGCGTTCGGAGGCCTTCTTCTTGACTGGCGCACGGGCGGCAACTTCGGCGGCTTGCGCCAAAGCATCGGCCTGCTGGGTCTGGGCAGCCGCACCGGAATCCACAGCCAGGGCAGCAGCTGCGGACAGAGAGCCGGCAGCAGGGTCCAGGCCCATGGCGCGCGAGGGCGGCATGGCAGCGGCACCTGTGGACTGAAGGATCTCGTCATCGGGCGATTGCACGGCGCGGTTCGTGGCCATCTCGGCATCGCGCCGGGCCTGTTGCTGTGCACGCTGCTGGGCCAGCGCTGCCGCGCCATCGGGCGGCGTGCTCTGCGGCACCTGCGGCTCGCCGCCCTCTTCCTGCTGCAGCTGCGACATGTGGGCTTCGAATTCCCTGCGCATGGTCTCCAGACCGGCATTGGTTGGCGTGGCGGCGCCTTCAGCACCCGGGCTAGCGCCAGGGCCAGCAGCACCAGGTGCGCCGGCCGCAACCTGCTCGGCCCCGGGCTGATCCGCTACAGGAGCCTCGCCGGGCTGGCCTGCAGGCACGCGCGGCTCGCGCGCCGCCCGATACCCCGCCGCGCCGCCGCCCATTGCCGCGCCCGACAGCGTGCCCAGCACCACCGCCGTATCCACGTCTTCGGACCAGTCCTTGCCCAGGGCCAGGTTCTGGAAGATCTGTTCGGCAACCGACTGGGGCAGTTCCTCGAGGAAGCCCTCGGAAATCGCCCCCTGGATCACCTGCGTCGGAATGCTCTTGACCGCGCGCTGCTGCACCAGTGGATTCGTGGCCGCCGTGGCCGCGTCGTCGGCAAACTGCTTGGCAATGCCCTTGTTGCCCTGGGCAAGCATGGTCTCGGCATCACCAATGCCCAGCCGCTGCGCCACCCGCCCGCCGGCATACCCCAGCCCGGCCGTGGCCGCGCCCGTGGCTGCCGCTGCAGCTGTCTGGCCCGGCGAGAGCAGTCCATCTTCGGATTCCTGGCGGATCTGCTCGGCAGCCGAGCCCGCACCCACGATGCCCTCACCCAGCGCACCAGCTGCAGCGGCGCCCTTGGCACCCAGCCGCGTGGCCGCGCCCAGTCCGCGCGCCACCACGCCGCCAGCACCCATGGCCGGCAGCGATTCAACAACCGCGCCGACGATGTTGGAAGGATTCTCGATGGCGGCCTGGAACTTGCCGCCCAGGCCCTCGGCCTCCTGGAACTTGCGCTGGGCTTCCTTGGTGGCGTCGGAATGCCAGTCGTTCACGACCTCGCGGGCGGCCTTCGGCCGGAATCCAACTGTGCCGCCCTTGTTTTCAAGAAATTGCCCCGCACGGCCGCCGGTAGCGATGTCGGCCAAGCCCACAACGGCTTCCGGAACCGCGATGGCACCCTTTACCGTCCATGCCGCCGCGTCTCGGGCGTAATCGGAAGCGCTGCGACTGGGCTTCTCTCCATCGAGCGTGCCCTCGAACGGCTTCAATCCGCCAACCGAAGGCTTGTCGAGTTCGCCTGAGAAGGGCTTTAGAGTGCTGTCGTTTGCCATCCCCCCACTCTCAAGGAGAGGTGCGGGGGCGGTCGAACCCTAGGCGGGGGAGCAGCCAAGCTTAATTTTCAGGTGCTGTAATATCTTGTTGCAACCATCAGGAGGGCATATGAAGTCAATCATCGCGGCCATTGCATTTGGCACAGCAGCACTCAGCGCGCACGCCATTTGCACAGGTTCCGGGTCATCGCGCTACTGCACCGACAACAACGGAAACAGCTACACCGTCCAGCAGTACGGGAACACCACATACACGCAAGGCAGCAATGCTCGAACCGGGAGTAACTGGAACCAGACCAGCAACACCTACGGCAACACCACTTATCACAACGGCATGGCGGCCAACGGAAATGCCTGGTCGGGCACCTCCAACGCATATGGGAACACGACGTACCACAATGGCACCGGGGCCAACGGGAATGGTTGGTCGGGCACCTCGAGCACCTATGGGAATACGACTTATCACAATGGCGTCAACAGCCGAGGCCGCTCGTACTCTGGGACCACATACAACTACGGCGGAAACGACGATTGACTGGTCAGCTCAACGCGCACACCAGGCCCGCCACGCGGGCCTTTTCTTTTTGACAGATTAGCCTCAGCCACATCATCCTCACTGGGAGCGTCGCGCCGCACTGGGTCACTTGTGAGTGAACCGTAGCCGGGGAAGCAAAAGCCCCGACATGCGGGGCTCATGGGTGAGGGATGCGCGAGTCTGCTACTCGACCGGCAGTCCGGCCAGCGTGTCCTGCAGCGTCTTGATCAGCCGCTCCACATCCTCAGGAGGCATATCGACCCAGGTGGTTGTGACCGCAAGGCCAGACTTGGTCTTGGCTGTGTGCTTGATTCCGATGAGGGTCTGTCCGTTGAAGGCGCGTGTGCGAACGTCGGTGAACTGAAGAAGGGGTGCGGGAATCATGGCGCGATAGTGGCACGGAAAATCCCGCGCCGGGACGATAGCCTCACACGGGCCGCGTCCGCACCTCCGCGCTCCAGGGCCTGCTCGGCCTGCTGACTCTGCTGGTGCGCGGACAACCTGGAGACTCAGCGCTTGGCCTCATCCTCCAGCGTGTGTGCGTAGAACATGAGGTGCTCCAGAGCTACGGCGTGCGGGTCACGGCCTCTCAACGGTGATTCCCTGGAAGAGTCGTCCGGCAGGAAGACCACAAGCACGTCGCCACAGGCCTCGTAGTCTGCGCTGAACTCGACGCCGTTGTGGGTGAAGACGCATTCGTGCATGCGGGGCATTGTCACAGGTGCGCGTTCTCGGCACCAGCGCCCAGAAACGACGCAAGCCGCACGGGGTGGGCATGCACCCAGGAGAAAAGCTCCCTCGGGCTACGATGGGTTCTCCTACACAACCATCCCGAGAGGGCCAAGCCAATGGAGACGCATTCGTTCGCAGGCTCACGCACGCTTGTGAAGGGCACCTACAGCCCAGACACCCATCTTCTGCGCCTGTGGTTCACGAGCAGCCCGGATCGGCCTTATGACTATCCGAGGGTGCCGGAACATATTTGGACCGGGTTGAAAGCAGCGCGCTCGGCAGGCGAGTACTACAACCTTCACATTCGGGACCAGTACGGGGAGCCGCGCGCTCCAGCAAATCCATGGCGACGTCGATAGCTGCCCGAGCCCTTGCGAAATCGACGGTCCAGCTGGTGTCTGGCGACAGGGGCAAGTCTGGCCGGTCGGTGGCCACGCATCCGCCGTGGAAGTCGAACTCACGGCGCGCGAGCAGCAGCACGTCGCGCACATAGGCCAAATCGGCATCAGCAGTCCGCGCGCCCGCTTCAGCCCGCCGCGCCGCAGCCCTCGCACGATACGCAGCGCACAGGGCTACGCAGGCCAACACAAGCGGCAGGACCGGCGCGCCGGAGAGGATGAAGATGGGGAGATGTGCCATGCCCCAGTGTCAGCACTGTGGCGGGATCGCGCGAACCCTGGGCGGGTCCGCCGGAAGATGAGCAGCGTTACCGCGCCCGCGTGACGGGTTGGGTGACCCATTGCTTACTGATGCGGGGCTGCCAAAACTGTATGGCTTGCGAAAAAATTATCGGAGAGCCCGCCCCGAAGAGGCTATCTCTCTTTAATCAACGGCTGCAGGTTGTTTCTTAACTAGTTCATACATCAAGTAACTCTCGATGTATGAATGTTGAGTCAGAGTGCTTGGATAGCATGTCATAAACATACATAGTCTCCACATCATTCGCTGCAGCTGCATCAGGCAAATAAATCTTCCTTCTTGAGGCGGGATTGCTTTGCTCCTGTGTCACTACAGTATATCCATGAGCCTTTGCGGCAGCGATAAGAAACGCATCGGCCACTTCATTTCTTGCAAATTCTTTTTTCGCGGTGTCTTTAAAGTCTGTTCCCGCTATCCATCGCATAATGCCGCGATATTCCGCCATAACCTTTGCATCAGCCATGTCATCTATAAAGAAGCTGTCAGGCAGTGTCTTCACCCATGCACAGCAGTTGTCCTCCCATGCGGTGAGCTCATCCTTGACTTTTTTAATAGAGAACACCAAATCGTTCTCGTGCGCAATTTTTAGCCAGTCCCAGAATCCTCCGCAAAAATCAAAGCGGTAGTACATATTCTTGGCCTGAATAAATACATTGGCATCAATCAGATACTTTGCCAAACCTTCGCCTTTCTTTTCTTATGTAGTTCAGCGACCGCATTGGAAGAAATATTCAATAATGCGCCCGCATCTCTCAGCATCACGCGACCGGCAAACGCCTCCGATACAAGGGCGCTCGTCAATTTCTTGCTATTTCTCACCAATACAGTTTTATAATAATCCCCGCCTCCCTCGGCATTTGCCTTGGCATCAAGCGCCTTCGTTTGCCGAAGCACACTTAGATAGGATTCTTTATCTATTAGATGAAGATCAAGGGCCCTTTTGGCCACGACCAGTCGACTAACCTTGAATATGTTAGGCAGTCTATGCAAGGCCAAGTCATCTCCAAAAAATTCCCACTGCTCCAAAAATTCAGTTTTTGGAGTCAACACCTCTGCCGCAACTTGGTTGCATTTTTGTTCAATGCCATCGAATCTTCCAGCAACGCTCGCCGATATGTCGGACACGCCACTTGCACCAAACCAAATATGCGCAACTTCATGCAAGAGGGTAAAGATCCATGCCGCAGGACTATCTTTCCCGTTAACAAACACCACAGGCGCCAATTTATCAACCAAAGCAAAACCGCGAAACTCTTCGACATTTAACGGCCGATGCGGATTATTCTGAACGACGCCATTCTTAAAAACAAGAACGCCAGCGGATTCAACTCTCGCCACCAGTTCTCCGTAGTATTGCTCTTTATCCGCGCAGCTTTGCCTTAACCCCTGATCACAGCCAATTTTTCTGGCAATGCTATCAGCGACATCTTCCACGGTGGAATTATGAGGATGAAATTTTCCAACAAAATCCGGCGTGGCTGCTTCACAGTCCTTTAGGAAATCAGAGTACCACTCTTGTTTCTTTTTAACGTCAGCAAGAGTGTCAAAAAAGGCTTTAGAGAGACGGGCAGCCCCGGGCACTTGGCGCAAATCCGGGATCTCTGGAGACGGCAATTCTGGCGGCTTATCCAAGAACAAAAACCCGAATGGCACTTGAGCTAGCGATGCAAATTTTTCCGCCTGCTTGGCCGTGAGCTTGCCCTGCACCACGCTTTCCGTCTTGGCTGGGCTTGCAACTTTGACGGCCAGCTGCTCGACAGTGGAACCTATGTTCCCTGCCGCCCATTCCAGGACCTGAGGTGCGAAGCTAAGCGTTGTCATTTGCTACGTATCCTATCAAATAAATGTAACAAGCCGTAGAACAATTTTTTCATCTCGTTCATCTACTATTCCGACACAAACGCGAAGTCCGGTCCACCTCCATTGGCACTGCACGCTCGGGTCACTCTCACCATGGGAAAGAAATTCATGAGGCCATCAATCAGACACTGCATAGCGATGCTGCTTGCGACGTTGGCGACATCCAGTTTCGCTGCCGACTACGCCACCTGCTTGCTGGACAACCTGCCCGGGGTGAAGAACGGACCCGCACAGGCTGCGGCGCTGAACCTGTGCGGCTCGAAATACCCTGATCGCTTCTTTGATGTGCGCCGCGGCTCGGGCCGTGGCCTGCTGGGCCCGAAGTCCCCTGAGCAGTGCACGCTGGACAAGGCGCGCGACACGTCCTGGCAGCCGGCGGCCGGAATGATCATGCGCGCGTGCGGGTGCCTGTATAGCCCGAGCGCAGGCCCCACAGACATGTGCGAGCGGTATCCGCTGTCAGCGGAGATTCGCGCGCAGCACCCGCTGGTGAAGACGGATGCAGACCTGCTGAAGCTTGAGACGCACTACAGGAAGATCTACGCCGCGCACCCGGACGCCGATGCGCTGTTTGCCCGGAACGACTTCTGGGCCTGGGTTACGCAGGACAAGGCCAGGGAGAACGCGATCATCAAGGGCTCCACCGACACGGTGATCCGCACGATGGGCGAGTTCAAGGCCGAACATGGCGGCCTTGTACCGTTCAACGGAAAGCTGGATGGCCAGTAGGGCCTACGCTCCCACAAACCGCCGGCCGTTCGCGTCCTCGTATACCGGCTTCCCGCCTGATGTCCCGACCTGCTTGGTCATGCCTGGTGGAAGGCCAGCAGCAGCATCCACCCTCTGCACATCCCCCGAAGCCTTGTTGATCCGGTAGACGCTGGATTCCGTGGTGGAGCCGTCGGCGTTCTTGGTGGCCGGGGTGACCTGCAGAGCCCACTGGGACGGATCCGCCTCCCCGTTGATCGCGCGCAGGGACTGCTGGGCCTGCTGACGCTGCTGGGGTGTGGCGTTGGGATCGAGGAAGGTATTGCGCAGCCGCTCCTCCTGCTGAAGTGCCCGCGACTTGAACCCGCGCGCCGCGATCTCCGAATCAGCAGTGCGGCGCTCGGTGTCCAGGCGCTGCTGGGCGACGTTGAAGCCGCGCGCGGTGTTGAACATGTCGGCCGCGATGCGGTCGCGCTCCAGCTGCTGCTGGCCGGTGGCGAAACCAAGGCGGGTGTCGTAGCGCTGGGCCTCCTGCAGGCGTGCCAGGTCGCCGCGATCTGATGCGCGTAGGTTGCTGGCACGGCGGAATCCGCGCGCATCCCCGGAGCCCATGATGGCCACGCGCTGGATTGGGGATGTGGGCGGGGGCGCCATGGCGGCCTGCACGCGGCCCATGGATTCGGCCTGCTGCTGGCCTGCCAGGTTGTTGGCTGCATTCTGGTTGCGCCAGGACGGAAGGCCGCGCGGCTGGTCGCCCAGAGCCGCGGCCTGTGCGCTGTCGGCGTAGCTATTGCCTCGGCGGAACACGCCGGGCATCACCTCGGACGGCCCAGCCGTATCAGGAGGGCCCATGGTGGAGCCGGCGGTGCTGGTGGTGGCAGTGGTCGGGGTTCCAGCAGGAACTGCTGCAGGTGCAGCGGCGGTGTTCGCGCGGTTGGAAGGCAGTCCACCCACGGGCCGATCCGCCTCGTAGGCCGCCCCCAGGCCGACGGCGCCGGCCGCAGGCACGCCCAACGGTGCTGCAGCGGTGGCCGCGCGCCCGGCAAACCCTGCGGCCTGGCCAGCACCAGACAGCGCATTCGCGCCGGCACCAGCCACGCGCGAGACAGCGCCAGGAAAGCCGGCAGCTCCGGGCAAGGCACCCAGGGTGTTGGTCACATTCCGGCCCAGCTCCGAATTCATCGGGTTGTCCTGGGAGCCGTCGGCAGCAGGCGCCGCGCGCTGGCCGTCCGTCGGGATCTGGTCCTCGGGGCGCTTGCCATTGTCGAAGAACACCTTCGGTTTGAACCCGCGTGGGATCACGGGCTCGGTGGACACGGGGGTGTGCGTGGCATCGACCACGGCCTTCAAAGCATCTGCCCCGCCCATGGCGTGCACGGTATCGGGAGGAAGGACGAACTCGCCCGGCTTGAACATGCCGGGGATGGAGTCGGGGGCCTGGTTCTGGGCCTGTGCCTTTCGGGCTTCCAATACCGATGTGGGGCCGAAGCCGAGGCCGGGCCCCGGCTGACTCTCCTCCTGCTGCCCACCGCTGCCGCGCGGCCGGAACCCCAGGCGTGGCTGATTGGCCAGCGCATTTGCCCTGACCTGCTTCATTTTCTCGGGATCGAATCCACGCATGCTTATCTCCTCCTGTTCTCACAGGGAATGGACGACCGTGACCTGGGGTTCGTCGTGGCGCGTGTTGCGCCGCAGATCGGAATCGGGCCGCATGCCGAAGTACCGCTCGAACACGGCATAGGCCTGGGCCGCGCGCTCGGGGTCGAAGCCTTCGGAATCCGGCTGCCCGAAGCCGCGATACAGCGCCCAGTGCACGAGATAGGGGTGATGGGCTTCGTGGATCTCCGGCTCTTCCACGGAACTGATCAACGCAACCAGTGGCAGGCGGTAGGCCTCCAGCTTCAACGTGCCGGCCATGCGCGGAGAAGGCGCCAGCCGCAGCCGCTTCTCGGTCTGGATGGCGTATCGGGGCAGCCCGGCGGAGGCATCGCGCCAGCGCGGCGCCTTCTCGTCCAGGTACTCGCGCGTCACCAGTTCGAGACACCGCGCCTCCTCACCCGTCGCCGGCACGAAGCGAATGTCGGCGATCTCGTAGACCTTGGGGTGCAGCTGATAGCTGACCTGTCCAGTCACCACGGGGATCTCGCACAGGCCCGGCGTGAAGTCGTCCAGCAGCAGCCGGCCGCGCACCGCTGCCTCGGCCTGGGCCTCGTTGAGCCAAGAACGGATGTCGTCCTGGCTCCAGCGGAAGGGCTCCAAACGGTCGTCCGCATCGCTGCGGAACTGGGTGACCAGCTGCTTCAGGTTCATAGCGGGCCGTACTCGTCAATGAAGGCGAAGACCTTGGCGCGCATGTTCTCCAGCGTCATGGTCTTGGGCACCACCTGGTTGTAGGTGTCCTTGGCGAACACCTGCAGCCCTTCCTTGTCCATGTTGGAGACTTGGTCCAGCAGCTCCTGCCGGCGCATGTCCTTGGCGCGCTGCTCCTCCTGCAGGCGCTGTGCCTCGGCAAGCTGGGCAGCCGTATCGTCCAACGGCGTGATGGGGGCCTGCTGGCCACCCTGGCCCGCGCCGGCCTCCTCGACCACGGCCGCGCGCTGGAACAGGTCGCCATGGCGCAGGAAGTTCTTGGCGATGGACGCGGGCAGGTCGCGCACCTGCTCTGCGTCGAACGACAGGCCGGTGCCATACAGGCGGTCGATGTACGAGGGGCGGCGCCCGATGTACTGGACCGCGACTTTGGTTTCTTGGTTCATCATGAGCCTCAGCGGTTCATGCCAGCGCGGATAGAGGCGTCGCCGCCCCTTTTGGCCGCGCGGCGGGGTCAGTCCGCGCCCAGGCCTTCGCCGTGGACGATGAGATCCAGATAGCCGGCCTCAGCCACGGCCGCGCCGGTGATGGTCAGCAGCAGCGTCACGCCAGCGGGGAACTTGGCCAGCTTCTTGGTCAGGTTCAGGCGCAGGTTCGCCACGGTGGCCAGGTCGATGCCCGCGCCGAAGTAGTTGGCGGCCTGGGGCAGCTCGGGCCGGTCCACGCCGTCGGTGTATTCAAAGCCCAGCGAGGCTGTGACGCCTATGCCGAAGCCGTTGGACACGATCAGCGACACCGCCTCGACCAGGAAGCCCGGCTGCAGCGTGTTGATCTGCACGACATCATTGACGGCCAGCGCCGCGGTGGCGTTGGAACGCACCGGGATACCCGTGGCGCCCGTTTCCAGAACGCTGCGGATGGTGGTCACATTCCCATAGGGACGAGCGCCGCCGAACTGATTGCGGTCGGCGCCGAGGATTTTGATCTTTGCCATGATTGGCTCCTTTGGAAGTTCAGGAAGCGAGACAGGGGTCCGCGCCCCCTGCCCCAGGACTTACAGGCTGCGACCGAAGATCGGCACCACGGTGTCGATCACGGTGGCGCCGTGGTCGGTGAACTCGACCCGATCACCCATGTTCACGGCGAAGCGGATCTTGGAGGCGCCCAGGATGCCGCCGATCATCGCTTCGAGCTTGTCTTCGAAGTCATCGTCCTGCTCCTTCCAGAAGTACGGCAGGCCGTTGTGACGGCTCTTGGCGTAACCCTTGGCCAGGGCCTGGCCGCCCAGCAAGATGGCGCGATCCACTGCGAAGGTTTCGCCGAAGGACTGGGGCACCATCACGCCGGCCTCGGTCTCGCTGTCAAACTGCGTGCAGTACTTGATCTCATCGCCCGCGAAGAAGCGGATGGGCTTGGGCATCTTGACGATGAGCACACCGCTCCACAGCGCAACCTCGGGGTTGCGGAACAGCGGGTGATCCTTGGCGTTGCGCGCACGGGCCAGAGCCTGGGCCTGGTAGTTGCGGAAGTTCGGGTCGGTGGCGAACTTCTCGTACTGGGCATCCGACACCAGCAGCACCCGGAACGGGCTGTCCTTGGCCATCTCGTCACCATCGAACTCCACGGGCGGCGGCGGCAGCACCATCTGGCCGAGGAAGCTGCGGATGGCGTCCACGTTGGACATCTTCATGATGTCGGCCGTGGTCAGGTCCACCTCGCCGGCATTCGTCTTGAAGCGCTGCACCGAATCCCCGTCCACGATGAAGTGGCGGTTCTTGGTCGGCGCCTTCACGCGGTTGACCACCACCTTGTTGAAGCGCGGATCCGCCGCGAGGGGGATGCGCCAGGTGATGTTGTCTTCGAATCCGCGCGCGCCCGCCATGTGCACCAGCGAAAGCTGGTCCTCGTAGTTGTCCATGGCGCTTTGCAGCAGCGGTTTGGCCAGGCGGTAGATGTCCACCGGGCTGCGCACCTCGTCCATCACGCCGCCCAAGTCCAGCGGGAAGCGGGCCTGGTTCACACGCAGGCGGTCCTCGGACAGGCTCACGCCCTCGCCGCGACCGGCAGCGTATTCGCCGCCCATTATGGGGATGCCGCCCACGGGGTTGACGAAGTTGAACTTCAATTCGTCGCCCTTGCCCTTGCCCATGTCCATGGTCTGGACGATGGGCATGGTGTTGCTCGTTTGGTTGGCAATCGAGCTGGCGGCTGTATCGATCTTCGGGAATTTGCCCGTCAGGCGGTTGATGTTGGAATGGCGCTTCTGCGTCGCAGTGAAAACGCCAACGGCTTGTTGCACCAGCTTTTGCTTGTCGCTGGCCGACATCGCGGTCTTGGTCATGTCAGTCCTCGCTCAGTTCAGGTTTTTCGGTTGAGGAACCCTTCGCGCTGCTCTTCCGTGAGGTCGGCCATCGCGTTGAAGAGCTCCATGCCTTCGAGCGAATCCAGCCGCTCGAACAGGGACCCGCCACCCGGACGGCCACCCGGGATGTCCGAGAGGCTGTTGGGCACGGGCACTGCGAGGGCCGCCAGCTTTTCCTTGGCGGCCTTGGCCGGGTCGTTCGGGGGATCCTTTGAAGCGGGCGCGGCGGAAGCGCCAGTCGCGGCCTTGTAGTCCTTGAAGAGCTCGATCACCTGCTCGGTGCTGCCGCCGTCCAGCACGCCGCGAGCGGCGCTTTGCGCGTAGCTGGGCATGGCCTTGAGCCATGCATCAAACTCCGCGCTCTGGGCGATGGAATCCACGTCGGGGTGCGCCGCGTAGATGGCGTTCGAGTGCACTTCTTCGGCCGAGGCCTGGCGGTGCTGACGCAGGGGCGCCAACTCGCGCTCGACCTCCGCCTGCAGTTCCGCCTTCAGCTCTGCCTTGAGCTGCTCGCGGGTGGCCGCGTGCAGCTTCAGCATCCCGGCGCGAAGCCCTTCTTCCGAGTAGTCGCCGAACAGCTCCGGATCCGCGCCAGCCTCGATGGCCGCGCCTGCCTGCGCCGCCAGCTTGTCCGTCTCGGTCGGGGCCTTGCCATCGGCAGCGCGTTGCCCCGCCTGCGCCTGCAGCTCGGCCAGGGCGGCCTCGGCTGCGGCGGCACGGGCGGTCTCGCGCTCGGCCTCAGACTTCCAGCGCTGTTCGCCCTGGCGTGCCTGTTCCAACTTCTCGTAGGGGATGGTGTGCTTGCCATCCTTGGCCAGCACCACGGCATTTGCCGGGTCTGGCTCGGCCGACGCAGCATCGCCCCCGGGCTTCGCTACCGCTTCCGCAGCGGGTGCAGCAGGAGTGTTTGCCGGATCAGTGGCGGTCGCTGGCGCGCCGCCGGGTTCCTCGGACGCTGCCGAGGTATCGCCACGCAACCCAGCGTTGAGCATCTGGGTCAACTGATCGGCCGACAGTTCGCCGCCCGCGCTTTCAAAAGAATCCTGTTGTGATGTCGTCATGCCTGTCCCGCCACATATCGCCGTGGCCGCATGGGCCAGCAATCCGGAGCAGCGCCTGGGCGCCGCGCCATCTGCTCTTGAATCCGCAGCGCTGAAGCGCCGCAGTCATCGCCACAGCGGCATGCGCTACGGCTTGGAAGCAGTGTCAAAAAGCGGGGAACAAAAGACCAACCCTAGACGGGGCAACTTGCGAAACACACGGTTGCACTGCGGCATGGACGCGTGCGGACTGGGCCCCTACACTGACAAACCCTCTTTTTGATTCCGAAGGAGATGTGATGAGCGACAACCCCAACTGGCCCAGCAAGACTGGCAACCCCTCGGGTGGCGGACGCGGCAACAATCCGCCCAGCGGCGGAGGCAAGAAGTAAAAGCAAACGCCCCGATAGGGGCGTTTCTCTTTGGGGTCGCGCTATTGGCTACGGCAAATTGTCTGCCGCCGACGGGGTTTCGATGCCCTGCATGCCACGCGCCGGCTCCTGCGGGATGGGCGGGAAAGCGGGGCTGGTGTTCTCGCGCACCTGGCCAATGTCGCCGGCCGCGCCCGGCCCGCCAGACTGAGGCGCGGGGCCATCGGCAACAACTCCCGGCACCGGGAAGTCCGGATCGTCACCGCCTGGGTTGGGCTTCTGGTAGCCCGCGCCCTGCATGATGGCGTCCGCGATGGGCGCGATGGCAGGATTCATGGCGACCTGGGCCCCGCCCTGCATCGCCGAGAAAGCGGCCTGCACGCCCACCTGCACGGCGTCGGCCATCACCTTCTTGATCTGGGCATCGGTCAGGCGCTCCTTCATCTCCAGCTCGCGCGCCTTGAGGTCGTGCCCGGCCTTGGACAACGCGGCCTGCACCTCCTGCTGAATACGCTGCTCGACCTGCTCCGGGCTCTCCTGGGAGCCGGCCGCGCGCAGGGCTTCGATGATCTCGCGCTTGTAGGGCGTGTCCATGAGCGCAACCATGTAGGGCATGGCGGCCTGCTGGAACTGCGGCGGCATGGTCTTGATGACCTCCTGCATTGCATACAGCTGCTGGGAGCGATAGCCGGGCGTGCTGGGCACCTCCTCGAGCTGGACCTTCAGCAGGGTGCGCTGCACGTCGTTGCTCAGGTAGGTGTAGCCGGCCGGATCGGTCTCGATCTTGTTGAGCACCACCGAACGGTCCTCGGTGACGGCATCGCCCTCGATGATCACCGTCTTCTCCTTGGCGCCCAAGTCCTGAACGATCATGGCCAGCAGCATCTCGCCCATCAGCGTGCGCGCGCGGCGGAAGTTTCCCATGATCTCGCCCAGCGCCTGGTTGGCCTGTTCCAGTTGGGTGCGCTCCTGAAGACCGCTGGTCGCGTTGCCGCGCTGGCCCGTGAATGCCGCCGGCGCTGCGGACAGCTGCTCGAAGACCGCGCGGCAGTCGTTCATGAGCTGGTGCTGCTGCTCGGTGAGCTGCACGTCCCGCTTGACCTCAAAGCGCGCGCCGGGCTTTGCCATGTGCTCCTGGTCCAGTACCACATGGGCGTTGCGGCGCCCGATGGTGCGCCGCAGGACCGCGTCGGGCATATTCGTGGCGCCCTTCGTGTTCTCGACCCGGTAGGCGGACAGGCCCCAGCGCATGAGCGCCGTCCCGCTGTTCAGGCTGTCCTGTTGGTAGATCAGCCCGCGCACGTAGCCATAGGGCACGCGCGTGGAATCCTCGCGGAAGCCCCAGAAGACCACGTAGGGGAAATGGCTGTGCGGGTATGGCGAGGGGCTGTCGTGCAACTTGTGCGGCCCAAGCCAGTAGCTTCGGCGCACCTTCGCCACGATGGCCTTGAATGCCTTGGTCATGCCCGTGGCCAAGCCGTAGTTGTGGGCCTGGTTGCCCGCGTCGTACTCGACCACGCGGCCATCAGGGGACTCGATGAGCACCACCTCCACCCATCGCCGGTACCAAAGCTCGGTCAGGCACAGCTGCTTATTGGTGCGGTCGTACCAGCGCGCTTCCTCAACTGTCCAGCCGCGCGCATCCTGGCCCGCATTGGTCAGGCCCGTGGAACTGCCGCCCTGGTTGGCCAGCCGGCCCGGATAGCCCTGTTGCCACCACGTGGCACCATTGCGGCCACAGGACAGGATCAGCTCCCGCGCCTGCGGAAAGGCGCGCGCGATGCGCTCGGGATGCAGCCATTTGTCCCGCTTGAAATACCGCGCGTCGCTGAGGTCCCACTCTTCCGCCGTCCAGTCCCAACGCACCTCGCTACGGCGCACGACCGCGCATTTGTAGCGGTACTGCGTCGGATCGCTCACGCGCTGCACGCCCACGCAGCCAAATCCCACGGCGGCCTGGGGCCGGAAGGCATCGCTGCAGGCATCGTCGGCATGGGACTCGCGCTCGGCCTCGTTCAGTTCGACATTGAGCGCATCGGCCACGTCCTTGCTGCCCGTCTGGCCGTTGGCCGTGACCCTCCAGTCCGTGCGCGTGGTCTGCTCGTAGCCCGTGAGCGCACGCAGCGTGGGGCCGATGCGGTCTTCAATGGCCGGCGGAATGCCCTGCTCCTTCATGGCGTTCAGCAGCTCGGTGTCCAGCTGCTTGCCGTCGGCATAGTCCATCTCCTTGTCGGCCGCGATGCGCCAGGGCGGCTCCTCGTCCATCTCGCGCAGCCATTCGGTGTATTCGTGGAGCGACACCTCGCCCTCACCCATGCGCAGATCATCATCCCCGGCATCCAGAGAACCCTCGACTTCAGGCGAGTCCACGTCCATCGTGCTGGTGTTGATCAATTGAGCCTCCAATCGGTCTCTTCGGGTTCTTCGTATTCGTGCCGCTTGCTGCCGGGCTCAGGAATGCCCTGGACAAAGGTCATTGCCACCGCGTCGCCCTTGTCAGGTGAGCGGCCCAGCGCCTTGCGGATGTCGTCCTTGGACAGCATCTGGATCGCCGCGACCCGGCCCAGGGTCACCACCTTGTAGCGAACGGCTGTGAGGTCGGCCAGCAGCTCAGGGTCTGGCGGCAGCGCGATGGGATTGGGATTCGTCGGGTCCAGGGCCTCGCGCAGAAGCCAGTACATTTCCGCGCGCCGGTTCCGGAAGCGCAGATTGCCGGCCTTGGTCATGGCGTTGGACGTCTCCGATCCGTTGACCGCGAGCACCAGCAGATTCAGGCCCACGATGAAATCCAGGGCGCTGGAGCCGATGCCGATGCTGTCCACGCAGATGCACGCGCCGTCGCGCACCAGCGGCACCACAAAGCCCGCAGCCGTCGGCCCGTCCTTGGTCACCGCGCCAGGAGCGCTGACCAGCTCATCGAACCAACTGCCATGGCGCCGCGCCGCCGAAGTCTTGTCGATGCCGCCGCGCGCCGGGTCCAGGCCCAGGGCCGTCATGCCGCCCTTGGCCTCGCGCGGCTTCCACCGGGCCTGCGCCGCCTGCACCCACTCGGTGGGGATCACCTGCCAGGCAGGGTCCGCGCTGCCTGCATTGAAGTCGCCGTTCAGCATCTTGCTGCGGAGCGGCTCAGGCAAAGACTGCAGCGTGGCCTTGTAGCCCGTGGACAGCAGGAACAGGTTGTCGTTGACGCTGGAGGGGATGAACGTCCGGCTCTTGGGCGTCATCAGGTCCGGGCCGACCATGACAGGCTCGGGGCCTGGCACCTCCTGGTCCTCGCCCTTCTCATTGGTCACGAACCAGCGCAGCTCGCCTGGCTTGGCCGGGTTCGGGTGGGAAGGTTCCAGCCACGGTGCCCAGAAGCGCTTCACCCATTCCCCTTCGGGCTCGGTAGGCGGATTGCCCGCGCACACCACGCGCTGGCGGATGGTCGGGTCATCGGTACGCAGCCAGCCGATCAGGGAACGGAACTGCAGTTCGGTGAAGTGGGTGATCTCATCGAAGCCTTTGAAATCGTGCGCGCGTCCCTGGTACTTGATCCAGTCGCCCGGCTCCTTCACGCTGCCCAGTTCCAGGACCTTGCCTTGCGGCAGCCGCCAGATCCCGTCCTGGCTGTTGTAGCCATCGCGCGTGCCCAGAATCGAGGTCATGCGCTCTTCAATGCCGGTCAGCTGCACGGACTGGCGCCGGAAGATGATGCTGTGCTTTTGCTTGGTAAGCGGCAGGCCCAGCAGCAGATCGGTCTTGCCGCCGCCGGCCGCGCCGCCGTAGAAGACGATGTCGGCATCGGACTCGAAGGCCACGGTCTGCGGGCCAGGTTGCGGGACCCAGATGGGCGCATCGCCCGACAGCAGCAGGGAGTCCAGCTCCGCGCGCGTGTCCGCGTCCAGGCCCTTGAGCAGATCCAGGATGTCGGCCGTGGTCAGCGCGGGCGTGTTCATTCCTCACCCCGCTTCGCCGCGAGCGTGGCCAGCAGCATGGCCGCGCCTGGGCCGCCATTGAGCAGGGCCGCGAGCCGCACTGCACGCTCGGCATCGGTCATCTGCTTGAGCATGAAGGGGTCGCTCTTCTGCTCGTTGTCCTTCTCGTAGAGGCCGGTGTGCTTGAACAGCTTCTCGAGGATGGCTACCTTGTCGTGGAACATGACCTCGATGCCGTACTTCCCTTCCTTGGCGCCGGCATACAGCGCACGCGCGGGCGTGCTGAGCCTGCGAGTGTCCTTCGTCACCACGCGCGAATGACCATCGCCACCGCACTGCGGGCAGTCCGGGTTTGGCTCCAGCAGAGGGTTGAAGCCAATGCCACCCTGCTCATCGAAGTCTGCCGGTGCATTGCCCTTCACGGCCCAGAGCTCACGGTCAGCATTCATCTCGCCCACGGTGCGCTGGTATCGGTTGCCCTCGCCAAAGCAATGGCGGCAGCAGCCGGTCTTGACCTCGACCAGCTCACGAGGATCGGCAACCAGGATGTTCAGTGCCTCGGTGAGCACGCGGTCCGCACTGACCTGGGTGCGCTCCTGCTGCACCTTGCGTGCCTCTGCGATTGCCGCCTGCAGGTAAGGTTTTGCTAGGTTTTCCGTAGCAATCTGTTTGGCTGTGTGGACGCTGTAGCCGGCGCGGATGGCAGCTTGGGCGCCGTTGAGATCCACCAGGTACTCCTCCACGAAACGCTGCTGCTTCGGAGTCAGGGTCTGGGCATCCTGCGTCTTGGCCGGCTGCGCCCTGCGAGCGGGCTTTTTGATCGCCGGGCGCTTCGCAGGAACGACAGAGCCTGCGGCCTTCTTCGCGGCAGCAGGCTTTTTGGGTACAGGTTTCTTTTGAGGCGCGGACTTGCCGGCAGGACTTTGGGCCATGAAAGGAAATGTCAACCCCAGGGCTGTATCAACCTAACTCTAGACAGGGAAGGGGTCTCCGTGAAACGCCGACAGGTGCCGCAAACAGCTTTTTTGATGTACCAGTCCAGCGTATTCACTTGACACGCGATCGCCCTAGCACCGCGAAACCTTTGGAGCCAGCCGATTAAAGCAAAATATTACTAGCGTTACTAGTAGTTTCCGTTACACTTCAGTTCTGACTCATCAACATGGCAATCACAGGAGAAGCCGATGGCCACAAAGAAAACAACCACCGCAGTCGTAACTCTTAACAATGGCCGCGTAGCTGAACAATTGCGCGATTTAGCAGAAAAGGTCCAATCTGGCGAAATTGGCGGCTATCAATTCTCACAAACCGCCAACTCGATTACCCTCACTGTTGATTCTGCTGATGGTAACGAACGATTAATCAAGCATCGGGATGCTCGTCCGGGCCTTGTAAGGACCACTACAGAGCGCATTCAGAAGCAAGCTCCCGCAAAGCGGCGGATTGTGGTCAAAGAACTAGCACAAGAAGGACGTACACAGCAAGAGATTGCTGCGCGCACGATGCGCTCACAAAAGACTATCTCAAACGATCTTGCCAAGCTTAAGAAAGATGGCGAACTTTGACATGGTCATGCTTCTTGTATGCTGACACAGGCGTTGCCACTAAGTAGGTGCTGGTTGAAGGCGGGATAGCAGCCACGGGACTTTGGTCAAACGTGCAGAATTTGGGGGGAAAACTAGATAAGCAGGTCCCCCTGTCTAGAGTCCTGTCTTTTTAAAAGCTTAAGCGCCTTCACTTCTCTTTCCAATACTCGTCGCTTGGCAACTTCCTCTAGAAGTTGATCCTGCAATTCCGTGACACGCGTAAGTGCGGTGTGCTCCAGGGCCACGCCTGCCAGACCCTGGCCGAGGCGTGCGGCCTCAGGCCGGATGAGATGCAAGACATGCTCCCCGATCTCCACGATGGTTCGCCCATCGTTGAGGTGAACGATGACCACATCCCGCGCCGCCCCATGCTGATGCACCGGGCGGTAGCACTGCTTCACTGCCGCGATCATCCCCTCCCCTCGCAGCACCTTGATGCGGTCGTCCACGGTGGTGAGGTTCAGGCCCGTCATCTTGTGGATCCGGTCCCGCGTCGGCTCCTCGCCTGCTTCGTGCAACTGGCGGATCGCCTCGTAGACTTGCGTCAGCGTGGGCACGGCCTCGACCGCGCCCGTGTCCGGATTGCCGCCGGCTGTCTTGTGGATGGTGCTGGTGGTGGCTTGGTTCATGCGGGTTCACTCCAGAGTGGCAGGCGTTGTGGCCATTGGCCGGATTCGAGGATGGTGTGGCGGGTGATGCGGCCCCATTCGAGGCCGTAGTCCCGATGGGCTTCGCGGCCGCCGTCAACAAGGCGATATTGGTCATATGCGACGTGGCAGCCCTCCATGTCAGGGCGTGTGCAGCACAAGGGGAAGCCTGTGCGGTCGTCGGTCTTCATGCCCATGCCTTTGCCGAGGTTCAGATGAGCGTGCTGGCTGTAGCCGGCGATGCCACACCAAATGCAAGGGAGCGCAGCCACGGCGCGGCGGTAGGCCTCGCATTCGAGAACCTCGGCCTTGTGCACGACCAAGCCTGTGCTGGCCGCACCCATCACCACGATGCTGGTGCACGCCATGCCGGCCGTGGCGCGTGCACTGTCCATGGCGCGGGCCGCGCGCTGCGCCAGGCGCTCCTCTCGGTCTTGCGCTGGTGCGGCGGCGGGCCGGAGGCCGAAGCCGCGGCTGGGCCAGATGCTCCGGTTCTGGATCATCGGATGTCGCCCTCCACATCCACCTGCACCAGGAAGCCGTGGTCGTTCATCACGCACACGCGAGTGGGGCCGTACTGCTCAATGCGGCAGCAGCGGTTTTCCGACCAGACGGAGAAGCGGTAGCGCCCCAGGGCATCGGGACCTTCGATGCGCTCGCGCATTGCGGCGCCACGCCACAGGGGCGGGTGCTGGGCTGCGGCACGCACTGGGCCGCGCTGGCCACGGCGCGGAAGGTCGGGGCGGAAATCAAGCATGGGCACCGCCCTCCCCTGTGCTGGCATCGAAGTCCTGCACCTCCATGCCCAGATCCAGGGCCAGGCCGTGCTCCACGCGCGCGCCCTTGGACCCGCGCCAGCCGGGCAGCATGTAGACCGCATCGCACTTGCAAAGCTGCGGCAGTGCCAGGCGCATGTAGCCTGCCCAGCTTCCGCACGCAGGCGCGGGGTTCTCGGCCGGGTTCTCGACTTGGTGGCCCTGGGCTCGCAGCGTGGCGGCGGCGCGGTTGAAGGCCGGGTAGTTGAACTCGGGCAGTCCTGTCATCGGGCCGGCGATGTAGATGCGCTTCATGGCCGGGCCCTCCGGAAGGACCACGCAATCATTGCGGCGTCACGCTGGTGCTGATTGCTGCGGCCGTCCCAGCCGGTCAGGCGGCTGAAGGTGGCGGCATCGATCTTGGCGCCGTGGGCACTGCCGGCCTTCGCGCTGGGCGGCATGCCGAAGCAGGCAATGCCGAGGCTCGCGCACAGGGTCTCGATGAGCACGCACCATGCATCGATCTCGCCCACGTTGCGCGCCATCTTGGCCCGCGCCGCGGCGCTGCCCTGGCCGGTCCAGGTCTTCCGCGCCTTGCGGCTGTCCTCGAAGATCACCAGCGTGGGCGCCCTGCCCTGCAGCGTCTGCAGGATCTGCGCTGGCGCAATCTCCTCCAGCGCCTGCAGCTGGCCATCCACGATCCAGGCCAGGCCCGTGTGCTTGCCCGGGTCCATGCCCAGCACCGTGATCGGGCCTTGGTGGCCAGCAGGCACCGTCACGCGCGGGGCGGCGGGCGCCAGGCGAGCGCCTGCAGCTGCTGCACTACCTGCTGCTCGATGTCCACGAACAGCCGGGACTCGTCCCTGTCCAGCTCCCTGGCCCTGGCCTTGACATACTCCCACCACCCGGGTTGCTGGGCCAGCTTGACGAGGTGCGCCACGGCTGCCGCGCTGAGATTGTTTGGTTGTTGCTGCCATTGGTGTTCAGACGACAATGAATTCATGGGTATCGCTGCCGTGGCTGTTGACCAGCAGCTCGCGCAGACGGCGTTCGGTGGCGCGGTGCGCACGGATGAAGGTGCGGGCCGGGATCACCTCCAGTACCTGGCCATAGGCCTCGCCGAACTCGACCAGGTGGCCCAGTTGCAGAGCGTTGAGCCGCATCTCCTGGCCGTGGCCGTGCTTGCGGCCCAGGTCCACGACGGCCGCCACGGCATCAGCAAACAGGCTCTGGGCCTCGGGCTCGGTGAAGACGCCCATGCCCAGCAGCGTTTCGGACAGGTTCGCGGCGTCGGCCAGGTCGCGCCAGTGCTGCACTGTGGGAGCGGCGTAGCCCACGGCATGCACGGCTGCCAGCACTGCAGCGGCCAGAGGCTCGCGCTTGCGCTGGTGCAGCGGCTGCCGCTCGCTGGCAGACAGCTCCTGTGCCAGCGTGTAGGTGTAGGGCAGCCGCAGGTAGTCGCGGCTCACGGCGGAATGGATGGCGCTCATGGCTGGCTCCCCTGCTGGTGCTGCGCCACGGCGGCAGCAGTGCGGCGCTTGGCCTGGCCCAGGCGCATGCGGTCTGCACGGGCCTGGACTTGCACGGGTGTGAAACGCGTGGCCTTGAGTGCAAAGGCTTCGCGCAGTGTGGCCAGCTGGGCCAGCACTTCGCGCTTGGGTCCACTGGGCATGGACTCGGGCGTCGGCAGCGCCAGGGCAGCGCGCGGGGCCGGCATTTGCAGCTGCTCGCGCAGGTCGTCGGTCAGACCCTCCAGCCCGCCCGGCAGCCTGCCTGCTGTGATGGCCTCCTGCACCGCGCGCGTCCGGGCTTCGGGGTCGTGGCCCAGGCTGACCTGCACCACAGGGCGGCGGCGCAGTGCGCGGGCCTCGCCTGTGATCCGGCCATAGGCCTCGATGAAGGCCTGCCGCGCGCCGAACTTGTCGCCGGCACTGAGCAGCGGCGCGGCCACGGCCCAGGCCTGGGCGATCTCGTCGGTCCACACCACGGTGGCCTGCTGGTCGGCGCTGGTCAGGGCAAGGCCATAGGCTTCGGCCGGCAGCATGCGGCCCATGGCGTGGTCCACGTACTGCAGCACAGTGCCAGTCAGGATCGGGCCGCGATGCTCGGCACGGATGCGGGCCAGGGCCAGGCGCAGCACAGGCTTGTCGATGTGGGCCAGGTCTTCCGCCAGCAGCAAAAGCGCAGCAGGCCGGACCTGCTGGCCGCTCAGCTCCATCGTGGCGCCCAGCTCCTCCAGCAGCCAGTCGGCATCCAGATGGTCACGCATTGCCGCCCTCCCCGTTGCCCGGGCCGCCGCGCTGCCGCAGCAGCCGCTTGGCCTCCTCAATGGCGTCGAAATTGGCGCTCGTCTTGTCCGCTGCCTGCGCAGCCGTGCCGGTCACCGCCTGTCCACGGGCCCACTGGGTGCGGAAGCTCTCGGCCTGGTTCACCAGCAAGCCGACGCCGTGGGAGTTCTTCACCACGAATGCCTCGTTCACGCTGGCCACGTACCACGCAGCCACCAGCGGCGCTTCCTCGAAGCCCAGGCGCTTGACCAGCGTCTTCACGTTGGCGTTCACGACCTGGTTGCGCACCGGCTTGACGCCGTACCGCTGCTCATAGGCTAGGCTGTAGGCTGCCCAGGTGAGCTTGCAGGCTGCCTGCAGGGCTGTCTCGCCGTCGTCTGGATCACCGCCAGCCCCATCGCGGGCCGACGGCGCAGCCGGCGGGAATGATTCGTTGGCGGTTCCTTTACGGTTCCTATTACGGTTCAATGATGATTTGGGTGCGCCATCTGCACCCCTGGGGTGCGCCATCTGCGGGGGTTGAGGTGCGCCATTTGCACCCCCTGGTGCGCCATCTGCGGGGGGTGGTGCGCCGTCTGCACCCAGTGCGCCATTTGCGGGGGGTGCGCCATTTGCACCCGGTGCGGCATCTGCACCCGTGCCACGCTTGCGCTTCGCGGGCGCTGCAGCGGGGTTGAAGTTGGCCGGCGTGATGGTGTAGCTGGTGCTCGAGTTGATGCGGTACTCACGGAACACCACGCCCACCGTCTGCAGCCAGGCGATGGCATCCTGTACGGCGCGCTCGGACAGGCAGGTGCGCTTCGCAATCGTCGCAACGCCAGGCCAGCACACGCCGTCATCGTTGGCCTGGTCAGCCAGGGAAATCAGCACCGCCTTCTGCGCGGGGGACATTGCCAGCGGCCAGCAGGCCGCCATGATCATCGTGCTCATTGCTGCGCACCCTCCTGCGCCAGGCGGGCCTGGTGCTGGCCCCACAGGCCGGCAATCCACGTCACGCCCTTGCTGGTGAACTTGGCCTGGGTGAAAGCGTGGTCGCTGTGCTGGGCATGGCCAGCCTTCACCACGAAGCGGCCTGCGTCCAGATGCTGGGCCAGCGGCGTCAGCCGGCCGCCCAGGTGGTACATCACCTTGTTGTCCAGCAGGAACGCGCGGAAGCGCTCCTCGTTCGCGCGCAGTAGCTTGCAGACCTGACGGAAGCCCATGGCACCGGTCTCCGCAGATGCGAAGCGGTCCACGAACTCCACCTTGGGCGCAGCCAGGGCCAGCGCGGCCTGCTGCTGCTCTATCTGCTCGGCTTGTTCAGCGGCCAGGCGCAGCGCCTGAGACATCGTGCGCGGAACGGCTGGAGCGGCCTGGGCCTCCAGCTCCTGCCAGCGATCCACCAGGCGCGCGGTGAACTCAGGAGACAGCTGCGCCACCACGACATAGCTGTCGCGTTTGCACAGTTGGTAGACGCTCACGGTCTGGCCGAGATGGTTCCGAACTTCCTGCAACGCAGGGAGTTGGATCACGCCGCGCGCGCCCAGGCGCTCGATGGAGGTCTTCACGTTGTCGTGGCGGGACTCCACCAAAGAAGCGATTTCTTCGCTGCTCATGGTCAGCACGGCGGCGGAAATTGCAGTGATCGCGTTCATTGCCCGGGCCCCCAGAATTTCCGGGCCGGAAATGGGCCTGTCAAATGCTCCCGCAGGTCCATAGCATCAGCGTCATGCAACGCCTTTTCCGCAACCATCAACGTGTAAGTCTTCTCGTGGACCAGCAGGTAAATGCAGTCCCGCTGGCAGGCCGACGAGTTCTGTTTGCGCATGGCCGCACGACGCCTGAAAAGCTCCGCAGTCCCACTGTCAACCCACGTCTTCATGCAGGTGTCCAGAGCCCCATTGGGGCCAGCGATGCCGCGGGCAAACATCACGTCGCCACCTTCAGCCTCGTCCAACCGGGCCTGGGCATGGGCCAGCACACGCTCCGCTTCCTCGGGGGCCAGCCCCTTCAGCGCCTTGAGGATTCGATCTGCCGCGTCAATTTCCGCGCGGCTCAGTACTTGGGGGGCGTCACGCATGCGGACTCACTCCTCGGCTTGTTTTTTGAAAGGGGTGCCCGCCACCTCCCGGAGCAGAATGGGAGTTCCTACACAACCATTCCCGAGAGGGGCGGACATGAAACTGGAGAACACGGAATTGCTGGTCGCTGCGCAGGTGCTCGAGTTGGCCGCGTCGCATCGCCAGATGGCTTGGGCGAGGTACGCAAGGGAGAACGACTTGCCCGCACAGGCCTCACCCCAGGAACGGAAAGCCTGGAGGGAAGAGCACCCGGTGTCGGAGTTCGTGCCTGGGGCGCTTGCTGCTCTACAAGCCGTCGCGATGCAGATACGCGAACTCACGGCAGCCTCCAATCGGGATCCGGCGAAGGGCTGACGGTCAGCGCCAAGGCAGTGATCGACTGCTGGGCAGCCACCGTGGCCTGCTGCGACATCAGCCTTTTCATGTCGGCGTGTAGGTTCAGGCTGGCCTTTTGCCAGGCCTCCATGCGACGCTCCTGGCGGACGCGGTGCAAGCGCTTCTGGAACGGCAGTGGGCCGGGCCGCTTGGACTTGCGGGGGCTATGCATGGCCCTGCTCCTGGGTGGTGGGTTGTGCACGACGACGCCGTTTGCCCGGCTTTGACATTCGGCCAACAACGCCCATCACGCGGTCCGCTGTGGCTTGCGGAAGCACATCGGGCCAGAGGTAGATGGTCTGAACCGCGCGGTACCCCATCGCTTCAGCGGCCTTCTTTGGGGTTCCACCCAACAGCTCGATAGCACGATCTTTCTTCATGCTTGATTGTAAACATGTTTACAGACAAGCACGCAACCGAATTTACACACCAAGGATTAAGGTGCGTCATGCTTTACGGGGAACGTCTACTTCAAGCCATGCAGAAGCGATCGGAAACGCTTGGGCGTGAGATCGAGCGCAAGGACGTTGCCAACGCGGCTGGAACATCCGTCCAGAACATTGGCATGATCCTGACCAATGCCAAGGGGCGGGATCAAAAGCTGCGCACCGAAGCGCACGACAAAGTTGCCGCTTATCTGAAGGTGAATTCGAGATGGCTGCTGACCGGGGAAGGTCAGATGGAGCAGGCACCTACGATCAGCGCGCCATCAGAGCTAACGCCTGCAGCAGTTGAGCTGGGGGTGCTTTTTGACATGATCCCGCAGTCGGACAAGCTCAGTCGAGCAAAGGCATTCAACGCGGCGAGCACTGCCATCATGCAAGTGCTGCAAGACGTGTCCGCCAAGTCTTAAGCAGCTCCTCGCTCGGGAAGATCAAGGCTTTTACGCCCTGAGTCGTCAACTCGCGGATACACCCCTCAATCTCTGCGTCAGCTTCACACGCACTTCGCGCTCTGACGAGCGTGCGCCCTTCAGTCGCGTCCGAAAGTACTGTGTTTCCATACATGTAGCAATCATAGCTGCGACCAAAGATGCACCACAAGCGGAATCTTCCGGACAAGTAAAAATGAATTTTTTGTAAACTCATCTACAAATAATTGAACGCAAGCATGTAAACATGTTTACAATAAATTCCAGCAACCCGGCACCGCATGCGGACAGGCAGGGAAGTTGGGCACCACGGCATCGACCGGGCAAGCCCCCGGTCTTTAACAAGAGAGCTTGAGTACAGATTGGTTGAGGCGGCCGCTGACGGCGCGTGAGAAGTTCAGCGGGAAGCGGGCTGGATCGCTCCAGCCCGCCCCACTCGGTCACAGCATCAGTAGCAGAACGATGTAGCCGATGGCTTTGAGGCACTTGGCCACGTCGATCTTGATGCTCACACGCACAGAAGTCTTCATTTGGATTGCTCCGGTGAAGACCCGTGGCCACGGGTCAAGAACCCGCTTTGCACTTATTACGCGCCCTTGCTGGCGCGGCCAGTTGCTTACCGCGAATGGGCTTCTGGCACGGCTTCTCGGCTTTCGCACGCCCAGACGAGGGCTAGCCAGGCATCCACCTGACCGCTATGGACCGGATCACCTTAAGCGGCTTGACGGGCCGCAGTGGGCGGTGTCGGCGCCCGCAGCAAGTATCTCAGATGGCCGCCTCATCCAATCTGCACTCAGCTCGCACTGCACGCCGATGTTGCTTGCCCCACCTGAGGGGCATTCGTCCGGCGCAATGGCGCTCCTGGGCATGGGCCAGGTGAGCGCGCCGCGTCTCCGCGCGGTTGCCAGTCCGTCAAAGCACGGTTCACGGCATAGGGAAGGAACTGCGGGCGGGATGCCCTGTAGAGAGTAGGCGGGAGGCAGTGAAGGGTGTGCGCCAGCGCATCTGGAGCCGACGATGGAACACCGCCCGGGCATTCCGGTGACGAACGCAGTGAGATGACACCACGGAGCAAATAAACGGTGCGGCATGTTGATGCCGCGCAGCTGCTACCAGATGCAGCACGCCCTCCCCGAGCGCATCGGGGCGAAACAAAAGAGGCTCTCGTTGGGGGACGCGTTTAGTGCATGTGTTACAAACTGCCCATCCAAGAAGGGAGAGACCATGTTCAAAAGCCAGCAGACACTGGCCGCCATTGCCTTGGCATTCGCTGCAATAGGCCCTGCATCGGCGCAGGTGAAATGCACAATGCCAAATCAGAAAGTCATCACGCTTCAGACGGCCAGCAAATGTCCGGCGGATGCCTTGAAAGCAGAGACGCTGGATGGCAAGGACATCACGCCACCGCAAAGCGAACGTCGTACCCCGACACCAAAGCCGACCACCACAGCCGCTCCACCGCCGACGCCCAAGCCTATCGAAAACCATATCGTGAGACCCAGGCGGGAGGAGTACGTTGAGCCATTCGATGTTGCACGCAACATCTGCAAGGTTGTCAAAGATCACAAGGCAGGCATTTGCAGCATCAGTCAAGCAAACAGGGTCGAAAACACCCCTTACATTCGTGTCACCACCGACGGCACAGCTGACGAGTTACGCAAGCTATGCCAGATGCTCGCAAAATCTGCCCACGAATCGAGTAAAGGCAGTATGCGTGATCACTTTTGGTATGTGAGGGTGTATTCACGGCATGATTTCTTCACACCAGTGGACACTTGCAGGATTCAGTAGCTAGCTGCCGTGCCTGCTGCACGGGAAGTACGCAGTCGGCGGCCCCAGGAATCCATCTAGCCCCCTCGAAAGCAGCGGGGAGGTCAACAATACTCTGATCATGGATCGCAGAGGGCTTACCAATCACGGAAGGTTAAGCCCTGCAAATTTTACCTCTTGTACACGATTGCGAAAGCGTGTGCCGGGCATACTGACCTGAACAGTTTCTCGCCGAGCCTGGGCTTCCTCCTCCCTCCCTCTCTAATTCCCAGGCACGCCTTCAAGGCATCGGCACTTTCCACCAAAGCCCTGCAGCTTCACCAGTTGCAGGGCCTTTTTTGTTTCGTGGGTCGCCTTGTGCGGCATTTGGCCCGCCCTGCAGCAATGTGGGGCGGGCTCTTTTTTGGAATCCACCATGAGATCCAGATTCAACCGCCTGCGTGGCGAACGTGGCCGCGTCGCATACGAACCGCAGACCTATGCGGACTGGCGCGAAGAAGAGCGCCTCATCGCCGAGCAGGAGGCCCAGCGCCGACAGCAGCAAGCCACCAACCCCGCGAATCCGCCTCCTGGCGGATTTGTCGTTTCAGGAGAGCCGAAATGCAGCGAGTGATCCCCTCCGAACCTTTCAACCCCGACCCCGATGCGCGCTTCCTCCGCGAGGCCTCACGCCCTGGCCCTGTGGCCGAGCCGGGCCCAGCGCCCACGCCCGGCAGCTGGCTGCTGCTGTGCCTTGTCCTGCTGTCGGCCCTGGTGCTCAGCGCCTGTGCGGATGCCGGCGCGGCCCAGGAAACCGTGGCCAGCGCAGCGGACGTGCAGCGCGCGCACAGCGCCGCCCAGGCCTGCCCGCCCGGTCATGCCGTGGTCTGGATCGGTCCGAAGTCGATGGAATGCCTGCGCGAGCTCCCATGACCAAGCTTCTCGGATTTTTTCTCTGGTCGGCCATCTCGGCCGCCGGTATCGCTGCTGCGGCCGCCATCTCCGGAGCACCCCTTTTCTGAACCTGGAGCACCAGCTCATGAGCCATACCACGAACCCCATCGAAGGCGCGCGCGTCACCCGCGAAATCACGTCCAACCACCACGCCCATGCAATGACGCATGTGGCCGAACCCATCATCGAAATCCTGAGCGGCTATGGCCAGCGCAATGGCAACGCGTTCGCAGTCTATGGCGGCCTGTATGCCATGGGCTGCGCCCTGGCCAGCATTGGCACGAGCCTTGAGCCCGGTGTGGATCTGCGTCAGCAGCTCGAACCGATGCTCGCCGGCTACCAGGCGATGCGCGAGTCCCAGCTCAAGGCACAGGCCCACTGATCGCCATGCCGAATCCCGAGAAGCTCAACCTCTCGCAGATCTGCGCCGCCTTCGCGCCCGTGCTCCAGCTCAGCGCCGCCAACCTCGTCGCCCTGGGCGTGCCCTTCGAGAAGGACCGCAACGCAGTGCTGATGAACGCCAGCGACCTGCCCCGGCTGGCCGACGCCCTGATCGACCAGCTCTACCTGAAGCGCGAAGCATTCCTGGCCGGGCCCGCGCAGCGCGCGCCAGCCATTCCTGCGCCCGCCATCCAGCACCTGCCTGCCGACGACACCGAAGGCGGCGCCCTGTAACCCACCGTTTGGAGAACCCCATGTCGCAAACACCGGCAGATCTCTACGCAGCCGAGTTGCAGGCGCGGTCACAGGCGAATCAGCTCAGCACTGAGGCTGCCGCTCTGCGCAAGCAGACGAAGACATGCGAGCTTGCTGTAGATGCCCACGGCATGCGCCTGCAGGCCAAGGAACTGAACCTGGCAGCAGGCGCGGCGCGCGCACTGGCCAAAAGCCACCACATCGAGGCAGCCAACTGCCTGGAGCGGTGCGCCGCCGAAATGACCCATCGCATGCCCCCCGACTACCCCTCCTGGGGAATTATGAAAACGCGGGGCTACGTGAAGCTGCTGGAGATCGTCGTCAGCAACGCCAAGCGCGCCAACCCCAAGCTCGCAATCGCCACTGCCGCCCACACCGCGCTGCTGGGGCACGAGACCTGGACCGATGACGACGCATACCGCTTCGGATCGCTCCCCAAGAACCCCCAATCCCTCTGATCACCATGTTCACAAACCTGATCATTTACCGAATCGCCGAGCCCTGGTCCCCTGACCTGCAGGCTGTCGAAGCCGTGCTGGCCAAGTCACCGTTTGCCGAATGCGGTCCTACGCAGGAGCGCAGCGCCGGCTGGGTGCCGCCGCGCGGCGAGCCCCATGGCCCGCTGGCCGAGTCTGTGGCCAATCAGTGGGTGATGCGCTTCATGGCCGAGGCCAAGATGCTGCCGGCCAGCGTGCTCAACCGCCGCGTCAACGAAAAGGCTGCCCACATAGAGGCCACCGAAGGCCGCAAGCCCGGCAAGAAGGAAAAGAAGGATCTCAAGGACGAGGCCAAGCTGGACCTGCTGCCCATGGCCTTCACCAAGCAGGGCGCCATGTGGGTCTGGCTGGACCCGCAGGCCCGCACCCTGGTGCTGGACACCGGCAGCCAGGCGCGCGCCGACGAGGTGGTCAGCTCGCTGGTGGAGGGCCTCACAGGCTTTGCGCTGGCCCTGGTCGATACGCAGACCAGCGCCCAGGCCGCCATGGCGCACTGGCTGAACTCGCAGGAGGCCCCGGCTGGCTTCAGCGTGGATCGCGAGTGCGAGCTGAAGTCCTGCGACGAATCCAAATCGGTTGTCCGGTACGGCCGGCACCCGCTGGACATCGCGGAAGTGCAGCAGCACATCCAGCACGGCAAGCTGCCCACTCGCGTTGCAATGACCTGGGACGACCGCGTGAGCTTCGTGCTGACCCAAGGCCTGCAGCTGCGCAAGGTTGCGATGCTCGATGTCGTGAACGAGTCCAAGGATGGCGATGGCGGCTTCGATGCTGATGTGGCGATCACGACGGGCGAGCTGTCCAAACTCATCCCCGACCTGATTGAAGCACTCGGCGGCGAGGGTCGCACTGCCCTGGGCCAGGCCCTGCCCGCCTCGCTGACCACGACAGGACCGGCTTGTGCCCCGCCAGATCTGAAGCCAGGCGATGTGCCGTTCTGACATGGCCGTATCAGCCGAAAAGGTCTGCACCACCTGCGGCGAGCCCTGGCCCGCCGACGTGGGCTTCTTCCGCGCCCTGGTCAAAAGCCCCGACGGGCTGGCCGACCAGTGCAACGCCTGCGTTTGTGACAAGTACCGCCGCTATCGCAAGCGAAACCTCTCCCGCCCACGCGTCACCGACACGCTCGCCAGCGTCTGGATGCAGCGCCCGGCGGCCATGGCCTCGACAGCATGAACCAAGACACCGAACACCAGCCCACGCGCGCCGAGCGCGATCTGCCAGCCGCGCGCCGCGCCGCCGAACGTGCCAGAGCATTGTGGTGGGAAGAGCAGAAGCCCACGCACTGCTTCGGCTGCGGCGCTGAGCTGCCCGACGACCACCGCCGCGGCGATGCCCTGCCCGACGACCATCGCCGCGGCGATGCCCTGCCCTGCGGGCACTGAAGCTATACGTGCAAGCGCTCCAAGAACTTGGAGCGCACACGCACCTGAGTGCCTGCGTGCTCCGGCTCCTCCACTTCCACCAGCAGCATGTGAAACCGGGCTGCATCGTCATCCGACGGCGGTGGCCCTGGCGGAGCCAAAGCGCCGACTTCGTAGACTGAGACCCCTGGGTCTTCGCCCTCGCGTTTTACAAGAAGAACTCGCCGAACGAACTGAACATCGGCGAAATCGAGTTCCGCTTCGGTGATCCGAACATCCATAGCCCCCGCTCCTTCGTTGCTCCAGTGTTGATTGGTGGGAGCAAATTTACCTCAACAGCGCCACAGCGCAATCCATGACCATGACCTCTACATATCAGGACCTACTGGCCCGCAAGGCCGAACTCGAAGCCCAGATCGCAGCTGCTCAGGCCGAGCGCAAAGCCGAGGGCATCGCCCAGGCCCGCGCGCTGATCGGCGAATACGGCCTGAAGGATGCCGATGTCTTCCCCGCCCAGGGCAAGAAGCCCAAGGGCAGCGTGGGCGCCCCTAAGTACCGCGACCCCGCCACCGGCGCCACCTGGACGGGCCGGGGCAAGCCGCCGAACTGGATCAACGGCAAGGACCGCCACTCGATGCTCATTGATTAGGCGTAGTAGGGGGTGATTCTGCTTGCGCTGTCTGATATAGACCATTTTGTGGATCACCACCATTCAAATGGTTCGCAATTTCAAATTCATCCATTTTCTTGAAAGATTCAATTACCCTAGCAGCAACACCATTTGAGTCGAGCTTTACTGACTCAACGCCGTTAACTTTTTCAAAAATTAGTTGCGCATGATGATTTATGCCGACCGCTATCAATCCAAGAAATCGGAGAAAATCACGCGCATTACTTTCGGTCGGCCTTTCTTCATAAGCCTTAGCAGTAACGGATATCTGGACTGCCATGAGCTTAAGGTTAACAAACGCGTGCATCACATCGGGAGGGAATACCTCTGGCCTTATCAAGCGGACAGCCGCAATGTTCTCATTTAGGGCAACGCTCGTTAGAACAATCACCCCTTTCTTATTACTTTGAACGCCACAAGTGAGTCCTTGAGTCGCCTCAATCAGACTGATTACAAAATGCCTTGCATTTACTACTGCGCCTTTCCTTTCAATTCTGATTGGCGCACGAGAAATCCATATGGCAACAATTAATGCAATAACAGAGCCAATTGCTTGCACCCAGCTTGACCACTCTGACTTCGTCATGCACCAGACAAAGCAATGATTCTGAGATTGAGCGGAAGCAACAGCAGAACCGATACCAGAAATTAATTGAGCAGTATCCATCGCCCTCTCCTTTCATGAGTGGCGAATCCTAACCTCCCATAGCCCGTTTGGCGGTCCCCTCTCGGGCTTTTTGCATAGAACCCACAATATTCAGCCCACGCCTTGGCGACTGCCAAGCCGCGAACCGGTGATCGAACGCAATGCACCGCTGAAACAGCCAGGCCTTCAGAGCCATGTCCAGCCGCTGAAACGCGCAGGCCGCGTAATGGACGGCCGGACTTGGGACAAGATGCCCACAAACTGACAAGGCATGAGGAATTCGGCCAACTAAGATAATTGGTCCTTCATGTCCATTTCACGCAACGATTTCATACGATTCGAGCAAATTACTTGCGCCTCATAACATGATTTATCAAGATTCTCTAGCATCTTATACGACTCACTCGCCTGCTGGCCGATAGTTAGACGCAGTAAGCCAATAGCCTCGAATACATCCTGCATGGCGATAGCGGTTGGCGTATCAGGCAAATCCCAAAAGGGCAAGGCAGACAAACGCTCAGCATATATCTGAAACACATCCGATATAAGCCTATTGCCCTCATCGAAGGTTGAGCCAGTAGAAATTGCCGCCATCACGATACTATGTTTTCCATTGATCCTACGGATGCCATCAACCAAGCTAAGCGCCCTCTCCAAAGTAGATATTTGCCTCTCCAACCGCTCACCGTCTCTTGCTTTAATTGCCGCCATTTTCTGGTGATTTACCTGCCACCAGACTGCAAGAATAGCCCCAATGGAGCCAATGGCTTGTATCCATCCAGATAAATTACTCTTCCCGCCTATCCAGCAAACAAAATCATCACCCACACCCGCAATAAGCGCCCAAACAACAAAGAAGGACATGATCGCTCCCGCCCCTATAGCGGCCTGAGTGTCAGAGATCGGGATAATTTTCTTAGACTTCGCCATATAGACCTCTCTTTCAATAGAGAGGATAGCTCAACCCTCGAAGCCTGATCGGCGCAAGCCGCTCGGGCTATTCCTCATTCCTGGAGCCTCCCATGAACCAAACCCGCCTGGGCTCATTGATCGAGACCCTGATGAACGTGGCCATCGGGCTGCTGGTCAGCATCGTGGCAAACGCCCTGGTGTTCCCCAGTTTCGGCTTCGCGCCCAGCCTGGGCGAGAACGTGGCCATCAGCCTGATCTACACGGCCATCTCCATCGCTCGCCAGTACGTGCTGCGCCGCTGGTTCAACGCCAGGCTGCAGCGCGCGGCCGCCCGGATGGCGGAGGCGGTCGGCACATGAATACCATTGAATTCGGCGACTGCCGAGACACCATGCGCGCCTGGGCGGCCCAGGGCGTCCGCGCCCAGATGTGCGTCACCAGCCCGCCCTACTTCGGTCTGCGCGACTACGGGCATGCCGGCCAGCTGGGCCTGGAGCAGTCGCCGGAGCAGTACATCGCTGCGATGGTCGAGGTGTTCCGCTGCGTGTGGGACGTGCTGGCCGACGATGGCACGCTGTGGCTCAACATCGGGGACAGCTACGCCAGCAACGCGGGCGGCTACGATGCCACGGGCAGCCGCGGCGCAACCTCCCACCCCACCATCGGCAAGGGCACGATGGCAGCGGTCGTCCAGAACCGGCGGCGCGTGCCGGCGACAGGCCTGAAACCGAAGGACGTCATCGGCATTCCCTGGATGCTGGCGTTCGCGCTCCGGGCCGATGGCTGGTATCTGCGCCAGGACATCATCTGGCACAAGCCTAACCCGATGCCGGAGAGCGTTGGGGACCGCTGCACCAAGGCGCATGAATACCTGTTCCTGTTGTCCAAGGGCCCGCGCTACTTCTTCGACAGCGATGCCATGCAAGAGCCTGCGGCCGGCCTGAACAACTACCCACCGATGGGCGGCCCCGTGCCGGGTGCGCCACCACAGGGAAGGCTCAGGCCCAGCGTGAAGCGCGGCGGGTTCGCAGGCAAGACCAACGCCATGCCGGGCCGCGAGGCCTTCCGCGCGACCAGCCCCACGCGCAACCGGCGCAGCGTCTGGACAGTGGCCACCAAGCCCTACAAAGGCGCCCACTTCGCAACGTTCCCACCCGCGCTCATCGAGCCGTGCATCCTGGCGGGATCTCGAGCAAATGACATCGTGCTGGACCCGTTCATGGGCAGCGGCACCACGGCCGCCGTCGCGCTCCAGCTCGGCCGCCAGTACCTGGGCTGCGAGCTCAACCCCGGCTACGAGCCCCTGCAGCGCGAGCGCATCGAGGCCTCTGCTGCACCGCCGCCCGCGACCAGGACCCGGCGCCGCGCCACACGACCACCCGAACCAGAGCCCGCACAACGCGGGCTTTTCTCATTCTGAGGAGCCGCATGCTTACCCCTCAATTTCTCCTGCCCCTCGCGGCCAAGCTGGTGATCGACCTGTTTGCCGGTGGCGGCGGCGCATCGACCGGCATTGAGCAGGCCATCGGCCGGCCCGTCGATGTCGCCATCAACCACGACGCCGATGCCATCGGCATGCACGAGGTCAACCACCCGCAGACCAGGCACTACCGTTCCGACATCCGCGAAGTGGATCCCCTGGCCGTGACACGCGGCGAGGTGGTGGGCCTCCTCCACGCATCGCCCGACTGCACGCATCACAGCCAGGCCCTTGGCGGCCAGCCCCGCAACGGGGAAATCCGGTCGCTCGCGTGGATCGTCATCCGCTGGGCCGGCAAGACCAAGCCCGATGTCATCACGCTAGAGAACGTCGAGCAGATGATGCAGTGGTCCCCGCTGATTGCGAAACGCGATCCAGCCACCGGCCGCGCCATCACGCTGGACCGCATCACGGACCCCGCCACGGGGAAAGCCACCTTTCGCGTGGCCGAGCCCGGCGAAGTGGTGCCGCGCGGCAATCAGTTCCTGGTGCCGGACCCCAAGCACAAGGGCCGCAACTGGCGACATTTCGTGCAGGCCCTGCGCGACCTGGGCTACAAGGTGGAGTGGCGCGTGATCTGCAATGCCGACCTGGGTGCGCACAGCACTCGCACTCGGCTGTACCTCATCGCCCGCCGTGATGGACTCCCCATCGTGTGGCCGAAGCAAACCCACGCGAAGAAGGCGAGGCCAGGGCTGCAGGCCCACCGCCCGGCCGCCGAGTGCATCGACTGGCGCATCAAAGGCCAAAGCATCTTTGGCCGAAAGAAAGACCTCGTGCCGGCCACCATGCGGCGCATTGCTCACGGCATCGTGAAGTTCGTGACGGGGAGCGATGACCCGTACATCGTGCCAAGCTCATTCATGGCTTCCGGGGCGCTTGTGCCCGTTACCCACTCCCGGGACATCTCCTACGACCTGCAGAAGCCATTGCGCACGATCACGACGGCGAAGGGCGGCGAGACAGCGCTGATGGCCGCCCATCTCGTCCAGATGGGCTACGGCGAGCGACCGGGCCAGGCGCCGCGCTCGCTGGACCCACGGGGTGCGCTGGGCACCATCACTGCAGGCGGCGGGAAATTCGCGGCGGCTAGCGCATGCCTGGTGCATGCCGGGCACGGCGAGGGCAAAGACGGCGGCAAGCGATGGAGTCATGGCGCCAACGACATCAACGACCCCCTGGGCACTGTGACCGCAAGCGGTGGCGGCCAAAGCCTGGCGACAGCGTTCATGGTGCAAGCCAACGGCGGGCACAACGCCACGCCAGCGCTGCCCCTCGGCCGCCCTATGTCCACAGTGACCACCAGCGGCAGCCAGCAGCAGCTGGCCGTGGCCCACCTTTGCACTCTGCGCAAAAACAGCATCGGCCGAGACATGCGTGAGCCGGTGCCCACGATCACGGCGGGCGCTGAGCACCATGCGCTGGTCCAGTACGAGCTGAGCCAAGAGGACGAGGCCGGTGCCCTGCGCTGCGCAGCGTTCCTGATGCGGTATCACGGCGACGGCGGCCAATGGGCGGACCTGCGCGACCCGATGACCACCATCACCACGCGCGACCGCCTGGCGCTCGTGACCGTGTGGCTCAAGGGCGAGCCCTGGGTGATCGTGGACATCACTCTGCGCATGCTGGTACCGCGCGAGCTCTACAACGCCCAGGACTTCCCACCTGGCTACGTCATCGACCGGACCGCCTCCGGCAAGCCCCTGACGAAGACCGCCCAGGTGCGCATGGTCGGCAACTCCGTGAGCCCCGTGCCCATGCGGCAAATCGTCTCGCTCAACTCGCCCGAGTCCACGGCCTGGCAACTGCGCCGGGCCGCCTGATCCCTCCAACCCGGCCCGCCACGCGCGGGCCGCACTGTTTTCGCATGACCCCGATCCGTCCCCAGGCCGATTGCCAGCTACTGCTGCTCGCCATCCACGTCATTTCCAAAACCGCCACCGCATGGCAAATCGAACGGAGCAACCCATGACCCACATCCTGATCCCGCGCGAACCCAGCACCGCCCTGCTGCGCCCCTTCATCGGCTGCAACAACCAGGAACTCCACGAGGCCTGGGCCGCGATGGTGCGCATCGCAGAGGTCCAGCACGACCGCGCTGACAGCCAGTGCCTGGCCCAGATCGAGGAGCCGCCCCAGCCCGTGGCGCCCGTGCTGGACGACCGCTGGAAGGCCCGCATGCTCGACGGCCGCGCGCCAGAGCGCGATGAGATGGGCTTTGGCAATCACCCCGAATTGCCCAGCCTGGACGAAGGCATGATGCCCCGCAGCTTCTTCGCCGCGCTGGGCTTGGAGCTGGCCCACACGAGGGCCGAGGACCAACTCGACGGCGATGCGCTCGAGGCCATGAGCGAGGCGGTGAATTGGACCGGCTGGACGCCCACGCCGCCTCCAGGTGACGGATGGAAGCTGGTTTCCATCTTCGACACCGAGGACGGCCCGGCTGCTTGGTGGCTGCGCGAGTTGCCCGAAGCCGAAGACGGCACCACGACCATCCGCAACCTGCAGGCCGAGGTCAAGAAGCTGGCGGCTCGCATAGCACGCATCTCCCGCGCCGGGGCAGCTCCTGCTGCTGTGGCGCCGGCCGGCGGCGACATTGACTGGGACGTGCTGACCGAAGACCCCAGCGAGCGCGCCATGTTCGACCGCAACTTGGGCCTGCTGTACGGAGGGGACCCCCGCGTACCCATTGCCACCTCGCTGCGCATCTGGGCCCAGACGAATGGCAACGGGTCGTTCGGCGCCCAGTGCGCGGTCTATGCCAACGAAGTCGCCAAGATGCACCTCGCCGCGCCCGCCCTGGAAGCGCCTGCAGGCCCAGAGTCCGCGCCCTGGTGCCCGGATGTGTGCCCGATCACAGGCCGTCCCTTCTTCATGTGGATCGATCACTGGCAGACCGGCAAGCCTGTGCCGACCTACGGCGGGCCATACGACAGTTACACCATCCCGGCGAAGGATAGCGACGGCTCTTTCGAGTGCGAGCGCTACGACCACGACGAAGGCGGATGGTTGACCGAAGGGGCTGGCTGGCATTGCCTGGGCGTGAAGTTGGTGAACGACCAGTCGTTCGTCGTAGACCCGAGCAACCCTCGCTACAACGAGATCGAGGCCTTCGCGGCAGCAGCGCCCCAGGCATCTGCTGCGCCCGTGGTTGTGCCCGCTCAGGGCGATCCTGCGGCCTTGCTGCAGCTCGCAGAATTGCTTGAAAGCGGGCGGTCATTGATCCACACCGAGCGCAAAGAAGCAGCGGATGCGCTTCGGCATCAAGCTGCCGCCGCCAAGGCGGCACCCGTTGCGCCTGTGGGCTTGCCCTGGCGCACTGGCATCCCACCATGGACCGATGACAGGTCCGTGCGCGTGATTGCCGTCACGGCACACGACGACTTCGGCGACGTCCAGGTCCACGACATCCGCGCGAGCGACTTCCACACTGATGGCGACGGGGACGGCGCTGAAGTTGCCCGCGTGTGCACGCACTGGGCATACCGCGACGACATCTGGCCGCGCGCCGATGCAGTAGCGCCTGCAGCGCCCATTCCCTGGGACAACTTCCCAGCCTATCTGATCGACCACTGCGAGGGCCAGACGATCACCGAGGAAGGCCTGCAGCGCGCTCTGTCCGCCATGCTGGCGAATCCTCAATACGCGGCGGCAGCACCTGCTGCGCCTGCAGTGGATTCCGACCCGCAGGGCCTGCGTGATGTGGGCGAAGCGCTGATGGAGACCATCGAGCGCAATGCTGACGCGCTCAAGGCGGTCGGCTGGCTCGGTCCGATGGACTGCCCCAGCGAAATCGTGGTGGACCTGCTTAACCTGCTGGACGAAGCCAATGCCACGTCTGCCCTGGGCGAATGGGTGGCCACGCTCGAAGTGGACAGCGAGGGAGGCCTCGACTACGAGATCGTGCCACCGTGCACCCTGCCAGCCGGCTGCTACCCGCTCTATCGCGCAGCCCAGGCAGCAGCCAAGGGGACCTGACCATGGCCAGCAAGAAGCACAAGGACTGGCGCGACAAGCGCGCGCCACAACCCGACGACGAACCAATCACCTGGCCAGCACCCGCTGGCCTTTTTCATTGAGGACGCCCATGTCCAAAAGCATCACTCTGAACTTTGCACCTGCCGTGCTCGGCCGCGAGCATGCCGCAGCCTACGTGGCGCTGAGCGTCAGTTCCTTCGAACAACTGGTGCGTGAGCGCCAGATACCCCAGCCCCGCCAGCTGTCTGCCAGGCGCGTTGGCTGGCTGCGCGCGGAGCTCGATGACTGGTCCGCCCGTCGGCCAGCGTCCGAGCTGCTGCCACCTGAGAACACCGGTGCCCCTAAGCCCCGATGAACTCCTCCAACTTCGCATCGAGCGCCGCCAGCCATTGGCCGCGCTCGGCGTCGTACCGGTAGAGGTTGTAGTCGCCCGCCACGCCTGGGAGGACGTGGCCAAGGATCGCCTCCCCCACCTCATGCGGACAGCCCATCGACGCAAGGATGGTGCGCCCCGTCCGCCGAAGATCATGCGGCGACCAATGCGTCACGGTCAGCCGCGCCCGCTTGTGCTCGGGCTTCGTCTTGCTGTAGGGCTGCAGATAGTGCACCTTGGTCTGCATGTAGGCCTGGGTCTGCCCTTTAAGCACACCATCGCGCCCGATGCTCGGGAACAGCCATTGCCCCTCATTCGCCAGCAGACGTCGCACGATCTGCTCGGCACGACCGAACAAAGGCACACGCAGGTCATGTGCGACCTCAACGTGCCGAATCTTCATTGCCTCCTTGGGCACGGTCCACCAAAGCACACCCCCCTCCTCCGACAACTGCTTCTTCTGCATCTGGCAGATCTCCCCGCCACGCGTGCATGTCCACAGCTGCAGCGTCAGGAAATCCTGAACCTGCTGGCTGAACATCGTCAGCTCGCTGCCGATCAGCGTCTTGATCTCCGCGCCGCTCAGCACGCGCTTGCTGGTGCCCTTGTGTTTTCCATCGCGCACTGCCCCTTTGCTGCGAAGCTTGTGGGACGTGCGTTCCGCCCACCAGTTGGGCATGCCGTCAGGAATTCGCCCTGACTCCAGCCCCACGCGCCATGCAGCTGCCATCTCCGTCTTCACGGACTTGGCCAAGACGGGGCGGTCGGCCAGACCTTCAATGACGTCGTAGACAAAAGAGCGGCCCACCTCGGTCACGGATGTCGACTCCCGTCCCGAGATCGCATTGCGCAGACGCTGCTCGATGTTGCGGGCGCCCTTGGCCTCCCGGTTGACCATGAGATACCGGGCGGCATAGTCGTCCACCAGCCTGGCCAATGTGTAAACCTGTGCAACCGGTTGCGCCAAAGCCTTGCGCGCCAGCTTTCGCTCATCCGCTGGATCTCTTCCCTGCTCACGCAGGTCCCGTGCTGCCTGCCATTCGGCTGCAGCCTGGGCTGGCGACATGGCTGGCCATTGGCCGAGCTTGACCTGCTTGAGCTTTGCCGAATCCGCCAAGCTTCTGTAACGATAGGTCCAAGATTTCGTGCTGGCCGTCGCTTCGAGCCTCAAGCCTGGGCAACCTTGTACGACAATGTGTTCGCCCTGCTTTAGGGCCTTGGCTGAACGTGCGTCAAAGAACAT